CATTCCTCGCCCTTCTTAGGCGCGAGAGGATCGATCGGCTCGCTAGGCTGCACGTAGCTCGCCGTATACCCTGGCTTTAGCATGCCAGAGATGGCAGGCCCGTTGTCGCGCTCCGCATTGAACGGTTGGGGCGCAACAGTGGGGGCTTGCATCCACCTCGGCTTCGGAGCGGCTGGCTCAGAATCCTGTGCGTTGACTTGTGGAGCTTGTGCCCAGCGAGGTTGAGGAGATGGAGACATCAGGGCTTCACTCGCGGGATGCCGTCAGGGCCAACAAATTGCGCACCCGATGGCAACGCATCGAAATCATCATCGCCTTGGATCTGCACAGGCGCACTTTTGCCGCCCGGCCCCGATGGGCGGCCCATCATTCCCTCTAACTGCTGACGGCGCCTGACTTCTGCTTTGCGACTATCCCCGATGTCGTTTTCAAGAGCCGTCTTGTAGCGCTGCAACTTCTCCTTGAAATCCTTCGCAGCAATTCTGGCTTCTGATTTGCTCATCGTGACAGTCATCAGGCGCGTCGCCGCTGCCGTAACTCGCGCGCCTTCAGCATCTGACAGGGAACCGCTTCCCTTCATGGCCTGGATGGAGTCAAGGAACGCGCTGCCGCCCAGCTGCTCCAGAATAGCCATTCCGTCCGCGCGATTTTGATCCCAAGCGACATTCCAGTTTAGGACATCGTCCTTCTTGCCTGTCGGGTTTATCACGTTGCCGTAAGTGGCATCGAATTTTGCTTTAGCCTCTGGCGTGCTCTCGTCGGTAAACCGATTCACAAGCGCAAGGTTTTCGTTGATTGACGCGAGGCTGGACTTTCTGACCCTTTCTTTCTCGGTCAGTTCACGGTCGAGGTCGTCCAGCTTGAACTGGAAGTTAAGGGCCTGATTGGTTGTAAGGCCGTTGCCAACGCCAACTCCCTTGGCCGGGAGCGGCGCTTGTCCGAGTGTGACCTTGTCGGTTGGGTCGGCGTCGTTGTACGCAATAACGCCGTCTCTGGTTGTGGCCGTGGTGTATTTGGCTTTATCGCCCTTCGCCAGCTTCACCCTGTCCGCAACGCTCATCGTCTGGTCTACGAACGCCTGAATTTCCTCGTCCGTGATCAGGCCGTCCGCGCCCGCGCGCTCGATTTGAGCCATAACTTGCGGGTTTGCATATGGCGAGTTTTGCAGCGCGGCGATGGCTTCCTGTGCGCGCTTTTCTGGTGCTACGTTCTTGAGCCCCATGGCGGTCTGGGCAAGGAAGTTCATGCCCTCGCCAAACTGCGCTTTCTGGTTGTCGTCCATACCGGCAAGCGTCTGGTCCATGTCCTGCATGGTCGCGAAGTCGCCTTGCTGGCCTGCCGCTTGGCTCACGGCTTCATAGCCCGCGCGACGATCAGGCGTCGGACCAGTCCCCATGCCGGTCTTCATCGCATCGGCGTAACTTTGGGTCCGGGCACGCGCTTTGCGCTGATCGTCCATCTGCCCATAGGCGTTGGCCTCGTCCACCATCCCGGCGCCCATCAGGCCAGTGACCGCGCCTTCGACATTTCCCATGCCGTAAGCTTCGGTAGCCTTCATCCGCGCTTCGTCTTGGCGACGTGTCTTCGCCTGCTGCTGCCCGGCTTCAAGGCCCGTCTGGAACGCGCGGAACGTGCTCATGAGATGCGGCTCCTGCCGAGACCACCAGAACGCGCACGCCCGCCACTGGATGGCCCAGAACCGCCGTACATCGTGCTCGACCCGCCACCGCCGCCCATGGAGCCCATATTGCCCATGCCCCAGCCGATCCAGCTTGCGAGGTCGCCAACCGTGTTGGCCTGGTTCTGGCCCTTGTCCATCGCAAGCTGAGCCGCGTTCTGCCCGCCCTGCAGGGTGATGTTTGCGGCGTTGGTCGCGAACTGCTGCCCGCCAGATGCAATGCCAGTGTCGGCCGAATAACCCCGGCTCGTCACGTCACCCAGCGCGCCGTAATAGCCGCCGAAGTTGCGCAGCTTGGCTTCCTCGGAGACTTCCGCCATGCCGCGCGCCGTGCGTCCTGAAAGCGCTGCTCCCTGTGCGCCGGCAGAGGCAATGAAGTTGTCTCCAGCGTTCTTAGCCTCCATCGTGCCAATCTTGCCCCACGGGCTGGCCTCGAAAGCCGCCCATGCCTGTTCCTGCGTCTCGGCAGGGGTTGCGGTAGGATCTGCGTTGGGCTGGCCCCCTCCGGTATTGGGAACCTCGCGACCGCCGTAGTTCTGCGCGTGCCATTGCCCATAGGCTGCCGGATCGCCGCCAAACATCGCTGCGACTTTGGGCTTGGAAAACTCCGCCATCAGGTCAGGATTGTTGCGGACATACGCCGCATAATCTGGCTGCGCTGAGCCCATCGCCCCGCTATACTGTCCACCCTGTGGCGGCAGGCCAAGGAAAGCGTTCTGGCGGCCCCGCGAGGCGTTGCCTTCAACCGAATACTTGCTGAGCACGTCGCGCGCCTGATCACGCGATTCACGCTGGAATTGCAGGGCCTGATCTTGCGATTTCTGCTGAGCGTTCCCGGCGTTCTTGATCGCCTTGGCGTTCTTGTTGCCAGAGTAGATGGCAGCGCCAGCGCCAACTGTCGCCGCGCCTATCGTTGCCGCAGCAGCGGGACCACCAACGGCGGCAATAGCCCCGCCAATCAATGCACTGGTAACGGCAACCATCAGGCAGCCCTCATGAACGACAATTCAACCGGCGCGTATCCCGCCCGGTCATAGATCGGAGACACGTCGCGCACGCCCATAATCATCACCATGTTGACAATCTGCGCGCCCTTGGATGCAGCCCAAGCCTCGAATGCTTTCATCAGGGAAAGCCCGTTTGATTCAGACCACCAGAACAGTTCGCTTGCGACAATGACGCCCGGCGAACACCACATCGCACCGAGAGCCCCGCCGATGACGCCACGGTCATGCACAAGCAACGCTGCGTCCTCGCTCTCAATCATCCAGCGCAGCTTTGCCTCAACCGCGCCAAGGTCGCGCGGGAACTGGCTGGTGAGCGGATGATAGGACAGGAATTCCGCCGCATAGCCCATCAGGCGCGGCAGGTCGTCCAGGCTAGCCGGGCGAACAATCACGTTAGATCAGCATAGCCCAGCCGTTCCGCCTTGGCCTTGCGCGGCGCGGGCGTGTCGTCCTCGTCCTCGGCCTTCTCGCGCTTGGCCTGCTTCTTCGCAGGCTTGGCCGCGCTGATACCCAGCTTCGTGCGCAGCGCCTTGCGCAGAACGCGAATGGATTCGTCCGTGATCTTCTGCTTGCTCATGGGGTCACTCCGTTGTGATGGCAAAGCGGACGCTGTGTCCGCGATCATAGTTCAGGACTTCATTGAGGTTGCCCGAGCCGCGCTCAAGGGCGGCGACCACAGGCGGCTTCTCGCCCACGCCGAGGCTCTGGCCCGTGCGCCCGCCGACAAGGTCCATCAGCGTGTCAAACCACTCCTGCGGGATATCCAGAATATCGCTCGTCAGGCTCACATCCTCGGGCACTCGCTCGTATGAGATTCGCAGCGTTCCCGCCGCAACGGTCGCATCAGGAACAGGCCACAGATAAACCGTTGTGGATGTCCGCTGCCGATCGACGGCAAACACGGTCGGGCGTCCCGTGCTCGTCTTCACGGGGATGCGGTCATAATCGTCCATGTTCCACTGCTGAAGCTCGAGATCGAAGCCAGCAGTGTTGCGATAGTAGACGCGGTGGACACGATCCGGCCTCGGGCTGCACGTCACATAGGCTTGCGCTGCCACCATGGCAGGCGTCTGCGTCGCCCGGCGCCACTCGCTCGGGCCTTGCGTCACCAGCAGCTTCAAAAGCCCGTTGATATGGCTCTTGGCTATCGTCCACTGATAAGCCGATGCAGTCTGGCCGTCCCCGAGGATCTGAACGCGCTTCAGGGCCTCATCAACAAACTCGCCCGCCGTATAGGTGAGGGATATGCTCATGTCGGCGGCTCGTAGGTTGTCCCGTCGCGATACGCGAATTCCAGGTCAGCATCCGCCGCCTCTGGCTGCGTATCGGGCCGCGCACCCGGAAGCGGCGCACCCTCGCCAGGCCTCAGAACAGGCGTGGACAGGTGGACAGGTCGCGGGTCGTAACAGCTGTCACAGACCCGCGAGTTAGACCATTCCGTCCGCAGCTCATCCAGCCTGACCTTTGAATAGCAACGGTCACAGACCGCGTAGGGCCTGCCCGGCTGGTATGAGCCATGCCACGTCATGTGTACTTCTTCACCATGTGGAGGATGATGGTGTAGGTGTCGCCGGCAGTGTGACCCAGCGTCGTGAACTGGATATCGCCAGTCACACCGGCCCCAGCGTTGTTCTGGATGCCGCCGATATCGCACAGGTCAATATCGTCGGAGCGATCCGCCGGAAGCGCCATCAGTAGAACGTCTGCGGTTGCGTCCCAGAGCATGCTCACGCTCATGCCCGTCGTCGAGTAGATGACCCGATCTACCCGAACAGCGGTGGGCGAACCGGAGAGGGCCGAAACGTCCACTTTCGTGATCGCGCTCTCTCCGGTTCCATCCGATACGTTGGTGAATTTCATCACCGCGTTTCTCGGGCCGTCTACTAGCGTTTGGCTAGTTACAGCGTCAGCCATGGGTCACCTATCGTTCGCTGGCGCAGTAAATGTAATCAACGCTCAGGATTTTCGCGACCGCTTCACCGTTCTGAAGGCCGAACGAAATCGTCAGTTCTTCATCGTCAGGCAGGTTGGTCGTCGCTAGCGAAGCGATCTCAACGCCGTCCTTGTAGAACTCGACCGCGTCCACGCCGTTGTAGTAGAAGCCGAGGACCGCATAGGTGTCGTCAGACAGGGTCGAGGCCGCAGCGCTCGTGGTCGAGGTCGAGTCCTTCGTCACGTAGCAATCAAGGTTTGCGTCGCCGTCGTCCTTCATCAGGTAAACGCCGTCCGAGACAGCCAGGGGCGATGTGTCGGTGATCTGCAGGCCGATCACGAAATCTGATTGCGTGGCGTCGGAAATCTTGCAGCGCGCCTTGAACCACAGCTTTTTGCCAGCGACGAACTTGAACGTCTCTTTCGCCCACTGGAAGAAGTCGTTATCATTGTCGGCCGCGTCATTGGTGACGACCAGAATGCCGCCATCCAGATTGCCAACCGCCTCGGTAGCCGAGCCAGCGCCCGCCTCTGTCGTGGTCAGGGTCCAGTCGCCTGCCGTGTATTTGTCGAAGTCATCGAACCAGACGTGCAGCGTCGTCGGGTCCAGTTGCGTAAGCATCCGCATGTGACCGGATGCAGCTGAGTTGGTAACACCTTGGGAATAACGGGTAGGAGTAGCCACTTGGGGCGCCTTTCTTGAAATGAAGGCGCCCGGTTGTTACCCCGAGCGCCCCGTCAGTGGTTGTCAGTGGTTGGTGGGCCTCAGACGCCCTGCACGCCCCACCCAGCGCGCCAATCGACCCAACCCGAGATGTAGCGCTCGGTGGCCTTGGCCTTGGCATTCTCGGTGTCCCAGTCGTTGTCTTGGTCCATTTCGAGCTTGCGGCGCTGAAGCGTAACGAAGCCTTCCGGCACGTTATCGACCATCAGGAACCACGCCTTCGCATCGGTGAGGTAATCCCACACCGAATAGCCGCCGCTCATCGACACCGACTTGTTGGCGTTGATGTCGTTGTTGGCGGTGCCGGGCTGTTTCTCCGACTTGAGCAGGCGCTCAGCGGTGTACTCCAGCTGCGGCGGAACGATCAGCTCCTTGGCGCGGAAGTACATCTTGAGGCCGCGCGAGTTGGTCATCAGGCGGATCGAGATGCGGTTGTCTTCCAGCGAGGCTTCCGACAGGTCAGCGTTGACGGAAGGCTTGTTGGCCTTGTTGCCGGCAATCGTCGGGTGAGCCGTCGAGAACAGGGCGGCGCCATCGCCGCCAGCGTAGGACGTCGAGAAGCCGTTGTTGAAGTGAGCCGCGTGAACGATCTCCTTCGACTGACCCATCGAATAGGCGAGGTTACGCGAGCGACGCGAGGCGCGGCTCTCGTATTGATTGTCCTCGATTTCTTCGCGTGACGCCATCCAGCCCAAGCCCCAGACCACGCTCGTGAGCCGGGTCTTGTAGCCTTCGCTGTCGGTGTCGAAGCGGATCGCCTGACCTTCGCCCTTGATGTCCGGCAGGCCGAACGTCGTCGATTCCACGAACTCTTCGTAAGCCTTGTCGGACGACTTGTCTTCGAAGTAGCGCGTGTGCTGCGTCGGCATCGACTTGTATGCCTTGCCGAAGTGAGCCTTGATCCCGGGCCAGAGGTCGGCCGGGTGAAGTGCACGAGTCATAACCATGGTTCATGCCCTCCTTACAGGCCAGCCACAGCAGCAAGACGCCGCGTGTGGATGTTGATGCTGCAGATGTACTTCGCGTAGGCCGTGGCCGCCTCGTTATCGACGCGGGTCACGATGTCGCGAATGGTCATCTGGTAGGTTGCGTCAGAGCCAGCCGAGCTGCTGTCGATCATCCAGCCCGACTTTTTCGTGTACGTATTGCCCGAGCCCGACACCAAGTTGATGTTGAGGCCGATCGACGCCACCGCGATAGCGCCGCCGACCGCATCTTCCTGAAGTTCGAACAGAAGGTCCGGGGCGTCCGCAACGATCGGGTAGCGCAGCGTGGAAGCCGCGCCGTAACCGAGCGAGACGATGCCAGGAGTGGGTTCGAAGCCGATGATGAAGCCGGTGATCTGGTTTGTAGCGCCCGCCGTCGCGAGGGCGACAACCTGATGCCCGGAATCGCGCTCGCCAGTCACAACGACCGGGTCGCCGATATAGAGTGCAGTCGCGTAATCGGCCTTAGCCGTGTACGTGTTCGCCTGACCGTTGTAGGGAGCCCCGACCAAAGTGCCGATAGGGCGCCCACCAGTCGGCGCGTTAACGTTCGCCATTGTTTATCCTGTGGGGTTTAAGGGGTGTAGCTGCCCACCGACTTGGTCGGGGTCGCAGCGGCAATTGTGTTGTTCAGAGCGTAGCTCTTGCCCTCATCATCGGGCGTTTCCTGCGGGGCCTTCGCCGCGCCGCGTTTGAGAGCCTTCTCACGCTCCCGATATTCGGCAACCTTGGCGTCCTGATCCTCATCGAACCAAGGCTTCCACTTCTTCATCAGTCGGCCTTGCATCGCCTTGCCTTCGCGAGACGTGCCTACCAGTCGGGCCATCGGCAGCCCATTCATCTCGTCCGTGCTGACTTCTTCCCATTCCTGAGAGCGCAGCGACTCGATATTGCCGGTTTCCTCATTGCACCAGCGATAGGAGTAATTGTTGAGATCGAGGTTCGCGCCGGCAACCGTCAGGCGCTGCTCGTTCGTGTAATCGTTGCCCCCACGGGCCTTGCGCTCGGCGCGGCGGGCCGCAAGCTCAGCGTTCGGGCCATCGGTGCGGGCGCGGAGAGGCTTTCCTGCGGGCTTCTTGGGCTCGGCAGGCTTCACGGTTTCGTCGGTCATGTTCAGGATTCCAGTTTGATGCGCTGCTCGGCGTACTCTTCGAGGGAGCCGAACAGGCCCTCCTTCACGAAGCGGGCGCCGATCTCACGTTGTGCGGGCGAAAGGCGAGAGGCGGCAGAGACGCCGCCACCCGATCCACGACCACCAGGGGAAAGCACGGGAACGCGCTTGCCGTTCTTGGGCTTTTCCTCGGGCTCGTCGTCCATGTCCTCGTCCTCGTATCGATCCGGGTACGCTTTGCGCAGCGCCTTGTCGGCCTTCTCTAGTGCGTCAGCGAACGGGATGCCGCTGTCCACATAATCAAGCATGACGCGCATGGCATCGGGGTCTGCATCGTCGTCCAGAATCCAGGCATGGCCGTCGTTGTAGAACCGCTTTTGAACCTGTGGAAAAGACGGGGTGAAAGCCTCAACCCATTCGTCCTCATCCGCCTCTGGCTCATCCTCGGCTTCATCGATCTCGTTGGCCTCGGCAAGCTTGGCGTCGCGCTCGCGGATCAGCTTCTTTTCGCTGGCTTCGTCGCCCTTCTTGATCGCCTCGCGGATGTACCAGTCATATTCGGCGTGCATCTCCTCGATGGTTTTTGCACGCTCCTTGGCGGACTGCTCCTCCATGCGCTTGATGCGCCTGTCGGTGTCGCTCCGAAGCTTCTTCAGCTCCTTCTCAACGTTCTTGGCCCGTGTACGCTGGGAGCGGATGAACTCGGCCGCAGAGGCAAAGCCACCCTCGGGCGGGTCGCCCTTCCATTCGGTCTCAGGCTTCCAGCCTAATTCGCGGGCGACTGTTTCAAGGTCGTCGGCCTTGGCTTCTGGCGCGTCAGCAACCGGCGCCGGGGCTTCCTGCTCAAGCACGTCGCTCATGCCGCCACCTTGGCAGAGTTCGCATCGGCTGTTCGTTCGCCAGTGACTTCCTTGTCCTTCATGATCCGGTACAAGCGGCCATCAGCGCCAACATAGGTCTTGCCGGCGTAACGAGCGAACGTGACGCGCGCACCGATCTCCGGCGCCTCGCCAAGCTCCTCAAACGCTTGGATGGACTTAGCCACCAGCATTCCTTCGTCTGTGCCCTCTTCCTCGCGCTCCTTGGAGCCTTGCGGGATGAAGACCGAACCTTGCTTCTCCGCGATCTTGCGGACCAGCACGACAACGTTGAACTCGTAAGGCTTAAGCCCCGGGTTCAGCGCCTCCATCGGAGGATACGGTTCGAAGTTCAGGGTGTAGTGAAGAGAGGACATCTGTTCCCTTTCTATGGATCACGTCATCAAGCGTTCGCGCCTGAATTCTTAGTTGGCGTAACTGGTCAGGCGGTGGGTCTGCTTCCGATTCCCATACCGCCCGCGTCCAGTCCGCCTGTAATGCCTTCTGCTCGCTCAGCAGCGAGTTGAAGAACGCCTCCGTCACCGGAAGCGTCCGCCAGGCTTCGAACTCATCCAGCCATTCCGCGCGCTGTTGTGGGGTCATGCCGTCAGCAACAAGATTATGGCCGCCTCCTCGTCGTATTGACGTTGCAGGGCGGCCACCAAGGCCGCCTGCAGTTCCGCTTCAGCCTTTGCCGCCAGCAGCTCTGGCGTTTCCAGAGGCTCAGCTGGCTTTCGGCTAGCCTTTGCCCGTTTGGGCTTGGCCTTGACCTTGGCCGGCGAAGCATCTGCTTCGGGTTGTGGCGTCTCGATCCGCGCCAGATCCGCTAGTTCGGCTTCCAGAGCCTCTAGGCGGTCCTTATCCCGCTTCTCACGGGTCTCCCTGTCGCGCTTCTTGCGATCTAGCCAGTAACGCTCTCCCGGCCCGTCAAGGACGTTGCGGAAGTCCTGCGATGCCCCTGTTGCGGAGCCCTGCTCGCCTGCGCCGCTAAGCGTGAAGTCGCCCAGCGTTGCATCAAGCGCGCCGGTTGTAGCGGTCGCGCCGGTATGCTCGCCGGCCCCTGCAAGGGTAAAGTCACCAAGTGTTACCGCACCGACGCCCGAGAACGATTGCGCGCCAACGCCGCCAAGTGAGAACGCATCGAGCGTGACGCTGGATGACCCGTTAGCGCCGGCCGAACCGACGCCAGCAAGGCTGAAGGCGTCGAGCGTGACAGCGCCCACACCCGAGAACGAATTAACGCCCGTACCCGCAAGGGTAAATGCGCCAAGAGTGAGCGAACCTACGCCAGCAAACGACTGTGCGCCGACACCGCCGACAGCGAACGCCCCAAGAGCGAGAGCGCCAACGCCGTTGAAGCTGTTGACGCCTGTTGCGCCCAGCGTGAAGGCCGACAGGGTTGGCGAACCAACGCCAGAGAATGTTTGAACGCCCGTGCCCGCGACGGTGAAGTCAGCGAGCGTAGAACTCAGTGTGCCGGTTGTAGCGTCAGCCCCGCCCGCGACGACAATCGCCCCGAACTGGAAGGCGTCGCCCTGAAAGGCGTCGTGCTGAAAGGCCGATATAGGATCGCCGCCAGCCGCAGCCTTGAACGTCGCAATGACGCCCGACGCCTCGTCCTGCCCGGTATTATCGTGCGACCACTGCCCGACAACTGCGGTCGTCGCCGATACGATCTTATGCGAACCCTCGAACCCGATATACGTGTTCGAATCCTGCTGCACCCCGATCCGGGTGTAGCCAGCAGGCGTGTCAATCGCGATGTTTGCGTTGCCCGCAGACACGCTCGCCGCGATAAATACAATCTCGTCAGCCTGCGCCAGCGTGCCCGTCGTGCCGGTCGCAACGTCGCCCGTCGTGCTGATCGCAGCACTTGTGGACGCATCAAGCGGGGCGCTTGTGTCCTGCCCGCTGACCTCAGAAGCGATGACAACGATATAGTTATCAGCGCCGGCCGTCGGGTTGGCCGTAACCGTATGCGTTCCAGACGGCGTCCCGATGCTGGCGCAGTACCAGATCGAGACTTCGTTTAGCCCGGTGTTGCCGCCGTTGCGGTCAAGAACCTTGGTGTAGGTGTTGCCCTGGTTGTCCGAGACGCTGGCGATGTTCGCGCCCGGAACAGCGCGCCATGCGCTGACCAGAACAACGATCATGTTGCCGGCGCTGGGCAGCGAGGCGAAGCTCGTTGCCTGAGACGATACGGCGGCGCCGCTGGATATCGTAGACGATTTGACCAGCGTAAGCGCCATATGTGCTTACCTCCGGGTCAGGGTCGCCTGCATGTCCTGCGCCGCTTCCTTGTAGTTCTGAAGCGCGAATTGTTGATATTCTACGTTCCGAACGTTCAACGACGGGTGCATCGAGTAGCCCCACGTCGCTTCGAAGTCGCAGTCATAGCCTTGCGGCCAGTGTTTCTTGTCCGAGTGCGGTGCGTTTCCAGCCCGCCACTCGCGGCTCAGATAGTAGAAGAACATCTCAGAGACCGGAGGCCACTGATGCGTGGGGTCGCCGTAGGCCCTGTTTGAGCCCCAATGCGGGACGATGATCGTCGCCTTGGCTCCCGGCTTCATCACCCGATGCAGCTCGTTGAGCAACTGACAGCGTTCGGTTGCCGTCAGATGCTCGAGGAAGTGCGAGGCATAGGCTTCCTCAACCGTCGCGTCTCCGAATGGCAGAGCCTCGCGGCCTAGCTGCACGACATGGTCAACGCCGGGAAAGGAGTGTTGGTCTAAGCCGATGAACCCGGCCTGCTTGTTCGGCCCGCAGCCGATGTCGATCTTCACCAATTTATCCCGCTGCCAGAGTCAAAGTGCCCGACCAGCACCCTGCAATCGACCGCGCAGCGGTAGCCGTGCTTGCGTGCGTCGTTCCAGAAATCCAGATCCTGCGTGCCGACACCCTCAATGCTCGCCTTGGTCTGAAACAGCGGGCGCTTCAGCTTCTTGTCCTTGAACATGCTCAACCGCCAGAGATTGAAACCCATCCCAGTCCCGCAGCACTCGACCACTTCGCCGGGCACAGGAGGCTGCGGCCGGAAGTTCAGTTGCGGGTCCTTCGGGTCGCCCCAGATTTGCGGAACGCCACCCTCGCCCTTGGTCCAATAAAGGCCACCGACGCACGCATATTCCGGGTGCTTGTCCATCGTTTCGAGAAGCTTCAGCACGCCATCCGGTGGCGGCGTGTTGTCATGCTCGACCGTCAGCACATATTCCCAGTCGCAGAGATCAGGCGTCGCAAGGATGTGTTCAATCGCCTCCGAGTAAGCCGCGCCCACTTCCATGCCCAAGCACAGCATGCGGAACGTCGCGTTGTTCGGCGGGAAGATCAGGCCGACGTGGCTCAGATAGACCTTGGCGTCGATCTTGTTCGCGCTGGGAACCAGCACGATGATGCGCTGGCGTTTCCACTGCGCCGACTGATCCATCTTGAGCGTCGAGAACAGCAGGTCAGCGTTGCGCAAGCCCCCATCGAGCGTGACGATTTCCGGCTTCTGCAAATTCAAATCTCAAACTGGTGATAGAGGATGGCTTGCGAGATGGCGTTGGTCATCGCCGTTTTGGCGACAGCGGAAGGCATAGCGCCAGTGGTCGTGTTGTAAACGCCCTGAGCATAGTCACCCACATGAGTTGAGTTGCTTGCCAACAGGGTCGTCGCGTAAACCTTTCCGATGGTCAGGTTGTTTTGGATCGTCTGGTTCAAAAAAGCCAAGCGCAGCGGACTCGTGCCAACTGTCGTTGCCGATGACACCAGCAGTCCGACCGCATATTCGCCGCTTGCGCTCAGTGTGTTCGTGAATGGCAGATACAGGTGTTTGAGGCCAGTCATCAGGGACGCAATCGCCGTGCCGCCGCTCGTGGTCGTGTAGCTCCCCGCGCCCTGCGAGATCGTGAACCCCATCGCCGTGTTGGAGTTGAAACTCGCGCTTATGATTATGCTCGACGTGGCAATCGAGTTGTACGAGTTGTTCGTGTCGAGCGAGTAAAGCCCGTAGCGGATCGTGTGAACCGCTACCTGCGAGTTGGTGGATGAGACGAACGAGCCAGAGACCCGCATCTCGATATTGTTGAAGCTGTAATTCAGGTCTGGCCGGACCTTCTGCATATACAGCGAGTTCTGGCCCTGACTGGAGAACGTGGTGTTGTTCCCAACCTGAAACGGCTCCCATCCAGCCAATGTGCCGCCACCGCCATTGCCAGCGCTAATCCCGATGGTCGCGCCGCCGCCGATGAGCGTGATGTTGTTCCCGCCCGAAAAAATGACGTTGGTGCCCGACGCCGTCGATGCGCCATTCGTGTTGCCGGTCAGCGTGTAATACTGGTTGTGCGCGCTGTTCCAGTCTCCCGGGCGAACCAGATTGGTCGCCGCGACCGTCTGTGTCCCTCCCGTCGAGTTGCCGATCGTGACCGTTCCGGTCCAGTCAGCAATCGTGTTCGATTTGATGTGCGAAATAGCCACGGCTAGGCGTTAGGCGCTGTGATGGTGAAGGCAGTAATCGTGAACGTCACGCCGTTCGTGAAGCTGGTCGAGTCAACCACAAGGTCATGCGTGCCCGTGCCCACCGTGCCGTCAATAAGGCCATTGGTGACGCCGCTGTCCCAGATGCGGAAGTGCGTCGCCGTGCCGGTTGCGCCGGCAGTGTTGGCCCATGTGCCGCTCAACGCCTTCGTGCCGCCCGATGCCGCCGCCATCCAGTCTGACGGAAGCGTCTCGGTCCAGAGCTGAGCGCCAGTGATGGCCGCAGCCGGGTTGGCAGGCTGTGAGCCGTCATAGATGCGGATAACGGGCGACGTGCCGATAGAGGTCTCGATGGCGTCGAGAATAGCGTTACGAACGGTCGTGCCCAGTTTAAGGTTGAGTGCCATTAGTTATTCCCCGTAAAATCTGGCCTTGCCGCAACGGGCCTGCCATTTTCATCATGCACAAGAACGCGCGGCGCTATCATGATCTGGGCAATCTGTTCCTGGTTCTTCATCATGACGTTGAGGCCGTCAGACATTGACCCAACAGCCTCCAGCATCGCCCCAAGGGCGGCGTCGAATTTCTCTTCACGCCCATTGGCTTCTTTCGACTCGCTCTCTTTCAGAGCCAGTTCCCGGTCAGCTTTCATTTCATCGATCTGCAGCTTGAGCCGGGTGATCTCCGCTTTGGAGTTCACTTCCATTTCGCGGACATCCATATCCCGCATCTTCACGGCCATATCCCGGTCAGCGAGTTCCTGCTCACGCGGGTCAACCTGCTCTGGCGCTTCGACCGGCGCTTGAGGTTCCAGCGATCCGCCGCCCTCCATAACGCCACGTTCAAACGCCAGCTTGCCGGCCTCGTGGAAGGTCTTCTCGGCTTCCTTCGCAGTCTTCTTGACCTGCTGTTCCTTCAGATCGTTATCGAGCCCCAAGCCGCGAAGCTCTTCCTTCGCCATCGCCGCGTTGTGCTCGTCCAGCGGACTCGGGCCTTCAATGAACGCCTTGGGCCAATCCGAGATGTTGGCCGCCTGAAGCTCCTGCTCCTGAATCCACTTGTTATCGATGCCCGGCTGACCCTTGAACTGCGCCAGATACTGCGCCCGCATCATCCGCTGCATGTCCGTGACCGAACGGGGATCAGCCCCCGGCGCCACGTCCATGTTCTTGAGGTCGAAGTCCTTCGCCAGTTCAGCCAGCCCATCGGGGCTCAGCTGCAGCTTCTGACGCTTTGGCATCATCACGCCGCCCGGAGACTGTTGCATCCCCTGTGGCGGCATCTGAATGGGAGCCGCACCCTGCGGCATTCCCATTTCTGGCATCTGGCCCGGCATTCCACCCGGCATCTGCGGCGCTTGCAGGCTCTGCGGGAACATGCCGCCCATGCCCGTCTGAGGCATACCTTGCGGCATCTGCCCCGGCGCCGGCATGCCCATCAGCTCGAGGAACAGTTCCTCATCATCAAGGAATTCCGCATAGACGGCAGGGTCGAGATAGCGCGAATTCAAGCGCATCAGGAGCCGGAACTCCTTGCGCATCGCACGGTAAATACGCGTGTAGATCGTCGAGAAGACCTGCATCCCCTGTTCGATCAGGGCGAGCGTCGCTCCCATCGCCTGACCGCTCGGGGCCTCGCCCGTCATCACGTCCTTGACGCTGGTGATATCAGCCGCGGCTCCGAGCAGGAATTCCACAAGCTGGAACAGCACAGGGCTAGGCCCGGCGAACTGAAGCTCGTGGATAGCGTCTGACACACGCCCCGGAACGTTGACGTTCAGGAACTCAGCCGGCTTGATGCGGACTTCCCCGCCTCTCAATCGCAGGCCTTGGCTAATAAAGCCGCCGCCAGCGTTCTGCCTGTGCGCCGCGTCGAATATCTGGTTCAGCGCCGTGTTGATCGCCCCGCCCAGGCTCTCCAGCAGCTGGCCGAAGCCCATGCCGTAAACCGAGCCCTCGATATCGGGCAGGAAGCTGTAGTCGATCCACGGGCTCTCCCGCATGATCGTCTCAACCTTGCCGTCCATCGTGTTGACGCGGATCGAGTTGGCCCAGAATGCCGCCTCCAACCGAACTAGCTCGCGCTGATCCTTGGAAATGGTGGCAATATACGGCTCCATCATCCCGTCGCCGTCGAGGTCGTAATACCTCACCTGCTCGAGATAGACGCACGCCTTCTGGCTATCCTCGTCCTTCTGGCCCTCGTAATCCCGCTTGTGGTTCAACCACTTGCCCGAGCCGATCAAGCGATCGATCTCGTAAGGATACATAGGGGTCGGCTGCGTCATGCGGGGCGCACGATCGAAGCTCGGTGAATCGTTCGGGACAACCACATCCTTCGCGCTGGTGAATTCCAGCGTTGGGCGTCCCATGTCAGCGCGCCAGTATCCCTTGCGGAACCCTGCGCCAATGACGGGGAGCATGTGCAGCAGCTTGTCCGTGCCGCTGTCCCACTCATCCATCATATACATAAGCTGGTAGTTACCGAAGCGGCTTAGACGGTCAGCGCGCTTGGCCTTCAGTCCTTGCGGGTCTTCTCCCACCACCTTGCAGATCATCGGCTGATCAGAGCGGGTCACAGCGCCATAGGCACGCGCACCGAACTGGTTCATCGCCGTCGTCAGCAACGGATACTTGATGTTGCTTGCACCCTCAAACGGGTAATTCTTCTTCTCGGGCTTCTGCCGAGCGTTCTTGATGGCGCGATCAACGCCGTTCAGCCACTCTTCGCGGCTTTTCTCGTCGTGTTCGTATTCCCGCACAGCCTCTTCAGCCATGCGCTTGCGGTCTTCATCGCTCAGACGTTCTGCGAGGTTGCCGTCATATTCGGCAATGGTCGCCAAGTTCTCGGCTGTCTTGCGCGAGCCACGGCCCTTGCCAAGCTTGTCGGCATCGCCATCAAGCTCGCGGTTATAGGCGAGGTTCTTCGCCATCAGTAGCCCGTCACGTCGGATGCTGAGCGGCGGTCATAGCCTCGGGACTGTTCGCCGGGGCTTGGCTCGTTGTTGTAGAACATGGCGTCCAATAGCCCCTGATAATCAGCCTCGGCAGCCGTGCGGAACCCGTCCGCGCCATCCGATGCAATGTTGTGAAGCGGCGAGGACTTCCAGACAGACAGCTTCTCGTCCCACTCGCGGCGGTAGTTCTTCAAATGCTTGAGCCCATTGGCGCAGCCGGCGCGGTCAAACTCCGACACATCAATCAGCGCCTTAACGAGGTTGATCGATGACGTAAGGCTAGGCCCGCTCAGATCCTTGGTGCGGCTCACCACCTGACACGGGTAAATCCCAAGGTTTTCCAGCGCCGTCTGCCGGCTCTCGCTCGAGATCAGCTCCTTGCGCGATCCGTCATGCGGCAGGAAATGCGCGCCATAAACGCAGCGAAGTTCCTGCTGCTTCTCTTTCAGGAGCCGCGCGTAATAGGGGAAGCTTTCGTCCTGCCCCTCAATGTACTCAATCCAGCGCCAGCGGGATGGCCCCCTGCGCTGCCCTAGCCAGATCGTCATCTGATCCGACCGGCCCAAGTCCCAGAACGTGAACACCTGCCCCAATTTCGGATCGAACGGGTATTCGCCAATCCTGCGTTGGTTCGTGGCGTGCACGATTTCCTGCGTATAGTAGGCGCCCTCGATCGGCGCATCGAACGCCTCTTCCGGGTAAGACGGGAATTCCCGCCTCATGTCGTCCTTCTGCTGGTTCGCTTTCTGCGAGTACCAGGCCTGCTGGGCATCGGTCAGCTTGATGCCGTGCTGGCGGTCCAGCTCTTTGAAGTATTCAAGGTGCTTCGCCGGGATCGTGCGGCTTGTATCTATGCGATAGCGTGTGTCCCGCCACCACGGAGCGAAGTAGAGCTTGAATTCGAGGTCCGAAGGCTCAATCCCCTGTGCCTCACGCGCCTGGGCTTCGGTAACCAGATCATGGAACAAGCCGCCCTGCCCCTCGGCAGTGGACTCAATGAAGATATGCTGGCCCGCGTGAACCGTGTTCAGCGCACCCGATTTGATCTCCCGGGCTTTCTCCGGGTATTTGGCTGCAATCTTCCCAAGCTCCGAGACATGCAGGAACTGGTACGTACCGCCCCGTAGCGATGTGCCCACCCGGATCTTTGACCCGTTGGAGAAGCTCATCTCCTGCGCCGCATCCTGTGTGGCGACTATCCGGGTCCTCAGCTGCTCAGGCAGCCGGGCGTACACCTCACGCAGCTTCTGGTTGAAGATGTCCTTGGCGGTATCGATGTCCTGAGCAATGACGCCCATATTCGTGTTGGCGTGGAACAGGCAGGTATCCAGCCCCATGATCTCGATCAGGGTGGAAAAGCCTAGCTGCCTCGCTTTGAGGATCAGGTTTAGCGTGTGCATCTCGCTGATGAAGCGAAGCTGCTCTGCGTTGGGCCTGAATGGACGAACCACGCCCTTTTCGTCAGCGATCGTGTAGAGATTGGATACCCGCCATTTCCAGTTGGCGAGGTTGGCCGGCGACGTCACTTCGATAGCCGGGGCTGGCCGCCCATTGTTTCAAGGAACTTGGCCAGCGTATCGGCCATGTCGGGGTTCCTGATCGTCTCAGAACCAATGCCGTGAAGCTTGGCGATGCCTAGCGTGGCAGTCGTGCGGGCTGAGGCGCTTCGCATCTCGGTAGCGAAGTTGCGGTCCTCTAGAAGCATGCGGGTGAGCGTGCTGACGTCTGCAACGAACTCGCCGTCGAATGCCTCCGTGCGGGCGAGAGCTTTCAGCTCTCCGACCCGTTGGGAAATGGCTGGCGACTTCTTTAGCAGGCGATTACAATTAACCGCAGCTACATTGTTGTTTTTAGCCGAGAAACCGGCGCTAATGTAGGCGGCTGCTTGTGATGCGCCCTTAGCTAGTTCGTGTGCCAGAGCTTCCTCTCGGTCGTCTTCTAGTGCGGGCATCTTCCGCTCTTCATGTTTGCGCCTCATTGGCGCGGGTCAAATCAGGTCCCCCTTGTCGTAGTAGAGCCTGAGGGGAATGGTTGTTTCTGCCCAAGCGCCGCGTTCATTGCCCTCGTTGATCTGGAAGATCACGCTGACGATTTCCGGGTGGCAGTGGCAGGCGAGTTCCGTGTTCAGTCGCCGGCCCTTGTCGTCCAGTATCTGGTTGAGGCGTTCGGCCAGGATTTTGTGAAGGTTCGGGCTACGCTGGGTAATGTCGGGCCAGACTTGGTAGATGCGGAGGAGTTCGCCTGACTGGCATAGCCAGAGGGAGGCGGCGTCTAGTGCGGCCTGTGCTCGTTTTGGGGTCGGGTGCTTCTGGTGGGAGAGGATGGGATGGCGCAGGGGGTTAGCCATGTCCCCTCCGAACGAGAAAGCCCGCCGCGATTTCTCGGGCGGGCTCTATATCTTGTGGGTCGCATAATTTTCGACCCTGCAATTCGGAAAATGATCGTGTTTTACTAAATCGTCAAGCGCTAGTCTTCGATTGCATCGGGGGCAATCACAATGTCCCCGTGTTGACTGTGAATAACAGAGAAGCCCTGCTTCTCGTAGGCTTCGATTTCGTCAGCATCGAGACGGCCGGGAACAACCTCGTGCCTCCAAACTCGCAGCCAGACATCCATGTCTTGGCGAAAGTTTGGGTCGGCTTTGAGCGCCGCCACAATAGCTTCCTTCACTGGCGGGGCCATGTTCTCAAGCTCTTCTGCGGTCAAATAGTCAAGCTCGCTGACGAACGCAGAGATATACCGGCCGTCTCGGCGCACCCGAACAGCGATGGTGTCCAGATCGCTCACGCCGCCTTCCTTTCCTCGAAGCCCAGATGATCGGCCAACGCAGTCAATCCTACTGCAAGGGCTTCGAAGTTCCGGGGGGCTGATCCGTGCATGATCCGCTCAACCTCCTTCAGGCTCCGAAATGAATAGCGGCGGATGGCGAGGGTCATGTCCTGATAACTGGCGACCGCAGCCTTGGCCTGTTCCTCGTCCATGCCTGTACCGCCGCCGCCCTGGATGTAATCCCTGAGCTGGCCGGCTGTCACCCGGGGGGCCATGATAGCGATGCAGTAGCGGGCGTAAACCGTTCTGGCGTATCTCCCAGCCCATGCCTGCTCGGTTGTCAGGCGGCTGCTCAGAAGATCGATCGGGCAGCATAGTTCGCGCTCAGCCTTGTGGTTCCCGAATGCCGCCGTTCTTCGGGCTATTGTCTCAGGGGTCGGGTCGATTGTCTCCGGCGCCCGCTTTGTCATGCGGCGTTCCAGTTCTTCCGGTGAAGGACGCAGCTTGCCAGAGGGATAGCGCGGCCCGTTTTTACGTCTGCGTCCTACAGCCATGTGAAGTGCTCCCCTTTTTCCCCTGATTTGGTCATGCCGGCCTCCAGAACAGCCAGAGCATGAGAACGGTTCCGGCGCACAGGGCGGCCATGCCGGAGTAGATCCAGAAGCGGAGGCTCATGAGACGCCTCCACAGACCTGCTTGCCGGATGCATCCAGGCGCGGACTGAGATGACCTTCACGCGTGGACAGCCACTCGCAGCCGGTGCCGTAATCCATGTGGAGCCGAAGATTGCTGCGAACGAAATAGTTCGCGTCAGTGCCGTCTGTTGGCGACAGCAGGGCGAAGATCGCGGTGGCCACGATAAGGGTCGCGAACAGCCACCGCAGCATTTCGAGCCACCAGTTGAGGTTTTTTAATAGCCGCTCGCCCTGATCGACCATCACGCCAGCTCCTTCTTGCCGAACAGCCTCGACAGGTCGAAGCGGCGAACCTCAGGCTCCTCGGCTTCGGCTTTTGACTTGGCGTCTGCTTCAAAGCCGTTGGCCCACATCAGGGCGTCTGTGTCTGGGTCTTCGATAGCGTTTACCAGAGCGAAAGCTGCTGGCTCTTGTCCTGTGGTTTGGAGGGGGCCTCCGTCTATTCGGAATTGGATTCCAGATGGGAGGGGCTCTACTCGGTCTTGTTCCGTGGGCGGACTATCTACCTTAGTCCGCTCAGCGTCGGCGGGCGTCTCGATTACCTGATAGGCGATGATGTTGTAGGCCGATTGCGAATCAGCATGCGTCCAACATGCGTCGTTTAATTCGTGGTCCTTGTGCTCCTTGAAGAATGAGCCGTCTTCGAACTTCACCATCGTCGCTCCAGCGAGCGCATCGTCAGGCCGCGCGCCGCCGCTCCACGGAATGAAGCGGTCGCTGTATTTCGAGACAGTCGAGCTTGCTTGCGAACTGGATTCAGTTTGCTTTGGCTCTTCTCGATCTTGGTCAGTGGCCTGGCTCTCGTCCGAAGGTCGCTCAGCGTCGGCGATGATCCGGTAGGCGATGATGTCGAGGTGGCGCTCAAAGTCGAAGTGACTTCCCCAGAAAAAGGTTCCCGCGCTGCCCACTCCGCGCTGTCCGTCGCGCGTCATGGTTTCGACAATGGCATCGTCGGTGAGGTCGATGTGTCCTCCGTCAACCCAAGGGGTGAAGCCTTCGGGGATGACGGGGTTGACGGGTAACGTCGTGTAGTCGCTCGGGTACATCGTCGCGTTCGGATCAAACGCCGCCTCACCCTCCGCTTGGTTGCGAACCTCGTCATCGACAGGAGGGGATTCAGGATCGAGTAGACCTTCCTCTGTTTCTGTAGAGAGGGCGGCAATGGCTTTGTCGAGGTCTGCGATTGCTTCTTCTTCATCGACAATCATGCGTTGAGCGACTGCGATGTCCTCCGTCAGACCCTTAACGCGGGCGACGTGGTACTCGCGTTTCTCCTTCAATTCTTCCAGAAGCTTATTCATTGTCCGTTCCTCGAATGGGGTGTGTGAATCTACGCGGCTTGTTTCGTGCTTGATGGCGTGTGTTCGGCGCACCAATCGTCGCCTTTGACGCGAACGCTTAGACGTCTGCGGGCGAGGTAAGGCGGATAGCGACGGCATACGCCAACGCTCATCTGCGGGCCTTTGCCACCGTACCAGACGGGGCACCAATGCTTGCAGGTAGCGCAGCGCGGCGAACGGTGCGCTGCGCGAAACTTCATCACCGCCTCATCGGCTTCGTTAAGCTCGCCGTTGATGAACTTCGATGGAATCTTGCTGTCGTGCACGTGCGCCTGCACAATGATCCACGCGAAGACCGCGAGCAGCATCAGGAATGCCCACAGGAGGTCCCACGAATTGATGTCGCTCATGCCGCCACCTGTGTGGTCTGTCCGGTGTTCCAGTTCAGCAGGCGTTCGCGGCTCTCAGGCGATAGGTAATAGCCCTTGCCATGGGCGTTTCGCACTTCCATGCCGAACGGTTGTAGCTTCCTGCGAAGGTGACAAATCTGGACCTTGAGCACGTTGGATGCGTCTATCGCAGAATAGTCTCCATTTTGTCGGGTAGCCTTCCACAGCACCTCATCACGCACAGGTCTGTCATGCTTCAGAAGACAGCTTAGAATGCGATCGTGCGCCCTTGTGGTGTTAAATTCGGACGGCGCACACCACTCCGGCGCCAACAGGTCGCGCAGGTGTTCGACCTCAGCTTCGAGAACTTCGATACGCGCTTTCAGACGATAGGTTTCGTCGCTCATGCGACCCTCGCTTCTTTGAGGAGACGATTGACGTGAGAGGGGGTGACGCCCCAGTGTTTCGCGGTGTCGCGAACAGTGTGGCCTTCCTTGATGTCCGCAAGCATGTCGAGGTCGCGGTCGCGGTGATCCTGAACGCGCTCGGCCTGCTCTTCGGCGCTGATGTTGATCTTGCGCGGGCCAGTGCGGTCGGGATTGCGGACCAGACCAAACTTGCGGCAGCGACCAGCTACGACGCCCTTGGTCAGGCTCAAAGCCGACGCAATTTCCGTGTAGGTTTTGCCCTGATTGAACAGGCGCTTCAGTTCGGACGCGTCGAAATACTTACTCATTTCCCAGCCCTCCTTGCATCCATCCGATTTTGAAATTCCGCCACAGCGCAGACCAGCGGGCCTGCGGAGATCAGGGCGAGGCCGACGATGAGGGAGGTCATAGGGACCTCATCAGGTATTCCTTGAGCGCCACCTCAACTTCGCCCACAGAGCGCGCCACAAAGAACGGGCGACCCGTCTCCTTGCACCAGTCCCGCCAGCTCTTCTGCGACTCCTGGAGCACGCCTCCGAAGCTCTTGAGTTCGATGTAGATGTCGGGTCCGTGCGGCCGGCAGATGACCACGTCAGGAATGCCGGGCTTGACGCCCATGGCCTTGAGACGGCCAGCGGTGGACTTCTTGCGCCAGCCGCCATTCGGCGGATGATACCAGCGCCAGTCCTTCGGCAGCTTGTGGTCTAACCAGCGGGCGACTTCGATCTGGATTTGATCTTCGGTCTTGTAGGACGCGAGATCGGCCGCCTTGATGCGGGGCGTGCGGGCGATCAGCGGGATCACTTTCTGACGGGTCATGCTGCCATTTTCCCAATGCAGTTGGCGGCCAGATACGCGGCCCGGATACGCTTGGATTCGATGGGGTCGCGCTCATGAATTGTCGGACGGCCCCAGCCGCCGATCGATTGAGCGCCTTCGGTGTTTCCGTCAGACCCGCTCAGCCAAAAAACGCCTTCGTCCCGGCGATCTTCGAGGATGCAGGCGTGCGTCCATTGCGCGTGCCCGGCTTCGAGCACCTGGATGTAATCCTTAGCCGAGACTGGCGAGCCGCGGCTGATCCAGTGGCGGAAGCCAGGCCGGTCCAGCGCGAACTGCTCGGCCTTGTGGCGCTCGAGATGGCGGATCGCCTCATTTGCCGGTTTGACTTCGAGGAAGGCCTTGAACTTCGGAATCCAGAAGTCAGGCAGGTAGGTTCCACCGGTGGAAAGCTCGTGCCGGCCGGGCTCGTATTCGTAGCCGATACCGAGCGCCAGCAGGAAAGCCGACCAGCGCCCTTCAGTCAGCGAGCGGAACTTCACGCCGTTGTGCCAGACCGGAATGGCCTCCATTTCGCGGGTCACAGCAGGACCTCCTGCCGAACCGGCTTTGGGCCCCACGATGCGTCCCAGCGCCCCATGTTTTCGAAGGCGTAGAGCTTTTCCTCAAGCGTCAGGGTTGTCGGCTGGATCGCCACGACGTTGTCGCCAGAATCGTAACGCTCCTGGTTCAGGTAGACGTTGAGGCCGGGCACAAATTTCGCCTCGGTCTTGGCTAGGAATGCCATGATGGCGCTGCGGATGACGGCCGGATCGGTTTTCGCCGCCTTGCGCTTGAAGATTTCAGCTGTCTTGGCTTTTCCGGCGCCGCGGCCGCTGATCTTCGCGGACTTGTGCTTGCGAGCCCATGCTGCCCATACCTCTTCGAAAAGGCCCGCGGCCGCGTCTTGTTCTTTGGAATTGTTAGATGGTTCTTGTTTGTGTCGTGTGACACGACAGGACCTGTCAGGTGAGGCGACACGACCTGTCGTGTGAGACGACATCGACCTGTCAGGTGAGGCGACAGGTGTCACTACAGGTTGTGGCTTCACCTCTTCCGGCGCGTTCGCAACGTCAAGAATAACCCGATACCTGATCTTCCTCGTGTTGTTGTTTTCTATGTATCTTTCGACATAGCCCCAGCGGATGAGGCGCTTCATGCTTTCAACGACGAACTGGCGCGACAGCCGAGCTTTGACGGCAATCGTGTCCTGTGAGGGCCAGCACCAACCATCCTTGCAGGTGTGATAGCCCAGCGCCGCTAGGACGTTCAGGTCGGCGCCGGTCAGGCGCGTGTCTTCAATGGCCGCGGATGGGATTGCTGCGAACCGTGTCATGCTGCGACGCTCCGATACTCAGGCGCCAGATTGCCGATGGCGTTCCGGCCGATGTCGCAGAACAGGGGTGTTATCCCCGTCTTGCCGTTCCGGTTCTTCTGCCAGTCGATTTCAAGGCGGTGTTTGTTGGCGGCGGCCTCCCGGATTTCCTCGGGGGTGAGGTCATCCTCGCGGGCCTTGCGCTCTAGGTAATAGGCGGGTCTGAACAGCATCCCGACCATGTCGGCGTCCTGCTCTAGCGAGCCGGAATCGCGGAGGTCAGAAAGCTGCGGCCGCGGGTTGCCCCTTTGCTCTGGGGCCCGGGAAAGCTGGGACAGCGCGATAATGGCGATGTCCATTTCCTTGGCGACGGCCAGCAGGTCGGCGGAAATGTCCGTGACCTCTTGAACCTTGTTCCCGTTCCTGTTCTTGTCGGGTCGGGCCAGCTGGAGATAGTCGACGATCAACACTTCCAGCTTGCGGCCGCCGGTGCGGAACTCACGGTCCAGGCGCCGGGCCCACCGGTGAATATCGGCAACCTTCAAAGCGCTCCGGTCATCGATCGCCAGCGGGAGTTCGCGCGCGACTTCGGCGGCTTCCTCCATCTGGCGGATCTGATGCGGGTTGGCCTTGCCGTTCATGACGGCTTCGTATTCAGGGCCCGCCCCGTTCGCGTGGGCCAGATCGGACGCCAGCCGCGCCCAGATTTCGTCCGCAGCCATCTCCATCGAGACAAATCCGACGCCAAAGCCTTGCTGGGCCAGGCGGCGGGCAGCGCAGACGGCGAAGGCAGACTTACCCATGGACGGCCGGGCGGCGATGATCGACATCTTGCCCCGCGGCCAGCCCCGGATTTTGTTGTCCAGATCGCTCAGCCCCGTCGGGATACGACGGCCGGCGGCCCCGCCCCTGAACAGGTCGCGGCGGATGTCGCAGGCGAAAGCTGCACGGAAGCCGCTGGCACCCTGGTGATTGGTCACGAGGTCATTGAGGCCCCGCTCCAAACCCTCGACGTGCTGCTGCACGTTCTGAATAGTCGCCAAGCCACGCAGGGACTCGTTGCAGAGCAAAGTCGCCTGATTGCGTAGACGACGGTCCAGCAGGAACTTTGCTGCCTCCAGCGCCTCCGCAAGCGTCACGAACTCGGGGCGCACAAAGCGAAGGGCTGAGAAGCATTCCTCTTCCTTCAGCCCCGCCTCGCGCAGCTGGAGCACGACAGCGTTCCGGGTGACCCGGCCGCGGCGGCGGGCTTCAAGTGTCGCCTGCCAAAGGTTGGCAAGCTCGCCGTTCTCGAAATCTTCGACTGCCGGCGGGCGTTCGCAATGGTCCCAGAAGGCAGGGTGCAGAATGGCGGCCGCAGTTATGCTGGCTTCGGCATTCGAGCCGATCAGCGGGTTAGGATCGCTCGACATCGCCAACCTCCCGCTCATCAGCTTCGCGCTGGGGATAGTCAGGCGTCGGACGGCTCTCTATCGCCTTGGCTTCGGCTTCATTGCCTGCATTCCGGGCGGCGGCGGCCTCGGCGTTGATCTCGCGCCGGGCTTCGTGAATCCTGCGCGTAGCAGCGTTTTTGCGGCCTATGGTGGCGGCGGCGGCGCGCAGCAAGGTCAACTGCTGAATAGTGCTTTCCAGCCCGAAAGCCCGCTCATACCGGCGCAGCGATTGCGCCAGCTCGAGCGTCGCTTCCATCTGCTCGCTGTTTGTCGGCTTCGGAATCCAGAAGATGTCCGAGCCCTTGCCCAGGATCAGCTCGTCCAGACGAACGCCCAGCGGGATCGCGTCATCATGCGGCGTCATGCTGCAATCTCCGAATACGAACGCAGGCGATGCGGTGGGCGGGGCTGCGGACGCCCGCCACGACAGGCCCAAATGCAGGTGGAATGGTCCCTGTCGAACATCCGGCCGATCTGAGGGTAGGAGTAGCCAAGCTCATTGCGGATGCGCTGCATGGCGATCCTGCGGGCAGCGGCGACGGGAGCCAGGCGGCGAGGTCCGAGAATGTCAGCGACGGATATGCCGGTTTCCTTGGCGACTTCCGCGATGATGTGACGGCCAAGCCTGCGCGGCTGGGGCTCGATCGGCGTTCCGTCCAGCGGATCGGTTGTGATCTGGAACTCGCTCATGATTTTCCCTTGGGTTTCGGACAGCTCTGCGCCACCTTGGGCGGGCCGGCCTTGGAGCCATCGCGACGGAACTTCAGGCCCAGCACCTCAACCGCGTGGTTGATGCTCTCCATCGGCCAGCGCGGGTATTTCCTGCGGAACTGGGCGCGGGTTTCACAGGTGGAGGCTGCGGCGCGGAGTTCGGCAGCGCGATTTTCGATTTCCGAGGTCATGCCGCCACCCGCATTTCCGGCATGGCGCGGGCGGGCTGCGGAACGGTCGCAACATTGCCGCGTTCTGATGCTAGGTTGGGAAAGCTGGCGATCACGTCTGGGCTCCTGCAAGCCTGCGATTGAATGTCAGTGACTAGGCGGCCTCCCGTTCGCGCGGGGGGCCGTTGTCGTTTCAGCTTCGGTGTCGGGAACGGGTCGCGCCTGCGATTGACCGGGGGGCGGATGCAACCGCAGGCGCGGTCAGCGGGGAGTGATCGGCCGCTGATAGATGTGCTGCGGAATTGAATTGGCGCAGCGCACACAGAGATAATTGGCTAGTAGCCCTTTTCGTAGCGCGTACGGTGTCGCACAGTCTTGGAATGTTCAGGGAAAGTAGGGCTTGGGGGGGTGCATGACGCAGTGGGTAGACGGCGATCCCGAGGTTGGGACGGAGCTTGGTTTGGTGCGGATTAGCCTGCACACGTCGCGCGACAAGGATCACGCCACCAGCGACTTCGTCATGACGCCGGCCAGAGCCTTGAAGCTCGCCGCGCAGCTCAATCTCGTGGCGCTCACGGTCACCAGTGCGGCTGACAACGTCGCTGTGATCAGGAAGCGGGGCGCAAAGCATCGCTAGGCCCTCGCCTTCATGTCTTCAGCGGGGTAGATATCTGGCCTGATCTTGTAGCGGGGGATGCCCGTGGCGCGCTCGACGTCCAGAACCCTCTGCACGGGGATTCTGCCCCGGCTTTTCCACGCCCCTACGGTCCCGTCGCTTATGTCCTCGCCGGTCGTATGCCGGAGACGAGCCACGAGATCGGCTGTCCGCCCAAAAAGCGCTTCAAACTGGTCTGGCGTGAAAGGGTCGAATGTCATGACCCGTACCTTGCAATATGCAAAGACAGTCTGTCAAGTCGGCTTTGCGATTTCGATGAAGACATCTTGCATTCCGCAGGGGACGCTGGGGAATGGCAAAGAAATCCACAAAGGTTAGCCCCAACAACCTCAGAGCGTGGCGCGAGTATCGCGGCCTGACGCAGGATGAGCTGGCCGACCTTGTGGGGACCAACGGCTCCGTCATCTCCCTACTAGAGAGCGGCGCCCGTGGATTATCCCTGAAATGGCTGGTAAGATTGGCCCCGCCGCTTCAAACTACGCCGGGGATGCTACTCGATCACGACCCGAACAACCTCGATAACTCGATCCTGGAAATCTGGGGCCATGTGCCCGATACCCAGAAGCCCCAAGCCCGCGAAATTCTGACGACTTTCGCTCGGAAAAACAGGGCCTAACGAAAATTGTTCTTGCAGTCTGCAAGATTTCAGTTGCCTTTCGTCTTTGCATAATGCAATGTCTCCTCATCAGCCCACACGGGCAGGGAGATGAGAGATGGCGACGGAACTGGACTTCACCCTTCTGGAAAAACTCGGGCCGCTGAAAAATGGCGGCCACAAAGGCCCCGGCGATGGGGCCTGCGTGATGGAAGCTGTCGCGTTTGTCGCTGGCGAGCCTTGGTCCGATCACCCCGAATGCGTGTCGCCCGTCATCGGCGCTTTCCTCCGCAACTGGAACGACAACCTCCCGACTGATGCGGATCGCGACCGCCTTCTCAAGCCGCTGATCCCGCTCATCATCAACACCCGCTCGACGCAGGCCATCGAGGAACGGCGCTCCTATCTCGCGCTCGACTGGATGATCCGCACCTTCCTGCCGAAGTGGTTGCGCCTCGCGAAGATCAACGATCACGCTAACAAGGTCGAAGCGCTCTCTCCCATCATTGACATGGAAACGGCGACAGCCGCCGGCCCCGTCGTACGCGCCGCCAATGAAGCGGCTTCGAAAGCGAGGGCCGCAGCGTGGGACGCAGCGGGGGCCGCAGCGAGGGCCGAAGCGTGGGACGCAGCGTGGGCCGCAGCGAGGGACGCAGCGAGGGCCGCAGCGGGGGCCGCAGCGAGGGCCGCAGCGTGGGACGCAGCGTGGGCCGCAGCGTGGGACGCAGCGGGGGCCGCAGCGTGGGACGCAGCGGGGGCCGCAGCGTGGGACGCAGCGGGGGCCGCAGCGGGGGACGCAGCGAGGGCCGCAGCGTGGGACGCACTCAAAGAAACCCGTGACCAGCTTCAGCTATCCGCCGTCGATCTCGTCAAGCGCATGGCTGCAATTCAAGGAGCCCAATCGTGAACCCCGTCAACGAAACAGACTTGGGCCGTGAGGTCCGAATTGAAGTCGCCCGCATCCTGAAGCGCTTCGGCGATTGCGATCTGGCAGGGGTCAAGGTTTCGACCCTGCGCAAGATCGACCAGCTCATCAACCCAGAGCCGGAGACCTTCGAAATCCGCCCCACCCCCGCTCCCTACCTCGCCATGGAGCAGGCTCGTGTTGATCGCCTCCTGTTCGAGGTCGCACAATGAGCAGCTTCAACGATCACGGCAACGCGTTCAAGTCCGAGGGCTTCCAGCCCGACTACGCCCCGCCGCCGCGCTTCACCCTGCATGCAACTGACGATCTGGTCGGCCAGCTTGCCTTCAAGATGAAGCAGGAAGCAACCTCAGCGCGCATCCATGCCGAGAGGCTGGAACAGCTCTGCGACCAGAGCCTAGCCGATGAGGCTTTCACGCAGGCTCGCGCAGAACTCACCGCTTCGATGAAAGCCTGTGCGGATGCTCTGGCGGAAGCGATTGCGTATCTGACGCGCAACGAGCCGCAGATGATTGCGCATCCTGAGAAGGTGAGGGCTGCGTAGCCATGACCCTCACTGAAGAAGAAGCGAAGACGAAGTGGTGTCCTTTCGCGCGCGGCGCTCTGGCGCACGTTATGAGCAAGAGCGGTGACGAGCAGTTTGAGCAGCTCGCTATCCAGCCGGGCACTGGCTACAATCGCATTCAGCGCTCTTCTCAGGATCGCACAGAGACGCAGACCGGCATGCCGATGTCATGTTGCTGCTTGGGCTCTGCCTGCATGGCTTGGCGCTGGCGCGGTTGGGTCAACTTGATGGCTGACGGGTCGCACGAGGTCGATGAGACAACTGGCGGCTTTGCTTATGGACAGGGCAAAACACAAGCGCCTCACGGATGCAATCATCTTGGCTACTGCGGACTGGCGGGCAAGCCATGACCAACGTCATCCACATCAACTTCGCCAAGCCCCGCCGCAAGCCTGTTGATGCGATCTCGGAAAGCCTCGCTGAGTTCAGGATAGCAGCCCTGCGCTCTGAGAAGATCGCCGAGGAGCTGGAGAAGCTAGAGCGCGAGATTGAGGACATCCTGCGTGATTATCCGAGAGGTGCGCTGTGAGCGCCTACGATCTCGCCACCGTGCTCTTGGTCATAGCACTGGCCCTGTTCGCCTTCGTCATCATGCCACACACAAAGGACCCGCAATGAGCGCTCTAGCCAGAACTGAAGTCCGACACACCTCGCTCGAGGAAATGCAGGCGTTTGCCGAAGCTGCCGTGAAGTCGAAGTTCTACGGCTTCAAGAGCGCCGACGAGATGCTGCCGCTTATGATTATCGCGCAGAGCGAGGGCCGCTCATTCGCAAGCGTCGTGCAGGAATATGACATCATTCAGGGCAAGCCTTCATTGAAGGCCGAAGCGATGCTGGCGCGCTTTCAAAAAGCGGGCGGGCATATCCAGTGGACGGAGCTATCCGACACCCGCTGCGCCGCGATCTTCTCGCATCCCCAGTGCGCCCCGGTCGAAATTGACTGGGACATGAAGCGCGCCCAGCAGGCTCAGATCAAGAACCACATGTGGCAGAAGTATCCCCGCAACATGCTCAAGGCGCGCACCATCAGCGATGGCGTCCGCACCGCTTACCCGGCCTGCTTGGGCGGCATGTATACGCCCGAAGAGGTCTCCGACTTTACCCCCGCGCAAGTCTCTCCCCCCTCGCAGCGCGGCGGGCAACTGGCGGCTCCCGAAGAGACTGGACAGTCTGAAGCGCTTCGGGAGCCGACTTCTTTCCACGATCAGCCTAGCAACGTCCCGGGCGGCTTCAAGAGCCTGAAGACCATCGAGGTCGACGAAGAGCAGCGCACCGACCACACGCAGGACCCGGAATGGTCCGTTCTCTCCACCAGCCTGCGCGGCAATTGCGAGACGAAGGCCGATGTCCACACATGGTGGGATGCGAAGAAGAAGGATCTGAAAGCCAAAAAACCGCACTTCGCCCGCGCGTTTCATTCCCTGGTGGTTCTGCCCTTCGCGGATGAGCTGGCCGAGCAGGTTTGGCAGGACGATGACGAGTCGCACCCACACGATGTGGAGGCGTTCACCTGATGGCAACCGAGTTGCGCCTGACCCGAACGCTGCGAGGCTTTGAGCCAAGCGACGATGAAAGCCGTGAGGCCATCAAGGCTATCAAGATCGGCACTGAAATGAAGTGCGAGGTTCGCGTTGCCCGTGATGGCGCGCGGCTTCGCTACTTCTTCGGGCTCTGCAAGACCGTTCTCGATAACACCGACGAGTTCCTAAACACGGACGCGGTGAAGGAATCGATCAAGTTGGGCATTGGCTGGGTCAACCTGGTGCAGGTGTACGACGAGGAAAAGGGCTGGCGCATCGAACGGACGCCCAAGTCCATCAGCTTCGCGAAGATGGATGAGGTCGAGTTCCGGGAGTTCGTGAAGCAGGCTGAACACTACGTCTGCATGGCGCTTGGCGTGACGAGCGACCAGCTAGCCGACGCGCTGACGGACTACATTGCGCCGGGACTGCGCCGGGAAGCGGCCTCCCGTAGCAAGGTGGGGGTGTAGGATGGCGACCAAGAAGCGCAAGCCGCGCGCAACAAAGCCTACCGCCGCGCAGCACGCGCGAGCCGAAGCCGCGATGAAGCAGGCGATGCACGACCCTGTCACGCGCGACCTGTGCAGGCACGCCACGGAAACATGCGTTCGCGCCGTCCTAAGCGCGCAGGGGTTAGCTGATCTGCAGGCTGGCCGGGTGCTGATTGCACTGGAGTGCGCCGTTGCAATTCTGCTGGCTGAATCCGCGCGGCTGAAGTTCGCCGGAAAGCTTGATACTCCGCTGGGAGAAGTTCTCAACCAGCTCACTCACGACATGCTTTTCATGGTCAGCCCGGAGCACATCATGTCGGGCGAAAAGATGTTGATGGAGGCGGCGAAGCGCGATGGCTGACGACGCTCTCCCCTTCGGCAAAGACAGGAAGCCCGATCTGGCCAAGCCGGGGCCACGCTCCCCGCTGTCCAAGTTCGAATTTGCCGTGAAGTTCTTAGAACAGCAGGGGCGCTGCTACCTGTGCAACGGCAAGCTGGAGCGTGGCAAGGTCATCGATGAGCACGACCCGCCGCGTGAGACTATGCCCGCCGCGATCTGCGACAACCTGGAGTTCCGCAAGCTGGCCTGCCGCGCCTGCGCCAAGGCCAAGACGATTGCCGACCAAGGTGTCATCGCAAAACAGCGCCGCATCCGAGGCGAGAAAGGCCAGCGTGCCCGCCGCGCGAAGAACGGTCCTCAAATCCAATCCAGAGGCTTTCCCCAGATGCCCGAAACCCGCGACCCGAAGAAATGGCAGAGCGCTGGCTTCGACAAGACCCGGTCGAGGGGCTTTGACGGTAAGGTGAGGGAGAGGGCGAAGTGACCCATCTGCCCCGCCATGACAGCGACGTTGCTGCCGAGCTGGGCTACGGCGTCCGGTTTTTCCGCAGGATTCTGGACGCTACCCCCGGTTCACACTTGCTGAAGGGTCGGGAGAGATATTTGCTGCCGCGACACGTCGAGGTCGCGATCAAGGCCTTGGAGAATGCCCCGTGCCGCTCAAGCTCCACCCGCCCGGTAAAAGAGGCTTCACGACGTACTTCGCGCGCGGAACCGTCGCGGGAAGACGTGTGGAAGAAAGCCTTGGAACTCGCGACCGGAAAGTCGCAGTCCGCAAGCTCGCTGAACGGCAGATAGAACTTGAAGATACTGTCGGGAAATCAGCGCAGACGACATTCGCCGCAGCCGCCGTGGCCTATCTCAATGATGGAGGCGAGGGGCGCTATCTACCGCCTATTCTCAAATGGTTCGGCCCGGACACGCTGGTGGATGACGTGAGCATCCAAGACGTCGCCGCCGCCGCCCAAGCGCTGAAACCCAAGGTAAGCGCACAGACCCGCCATCGCTGCGTCATCACGCCGATCCGCGCGGTGCTGGAGCATTACCGGAGGGGCGGCCCGCGCCAGAAGCATAACGACAACGCCCGCACGCGCTGGCTGACGCCACAGGAGGCCGACGCGCTGATCGACGCCGCAGCCCCGCAGATGCGCCGGATCATCCTGACGCTGCTGGGAACGGGTTGCAGGACGAGCGAGCTGGTGAAGCTACAGGTGGGCGATATTCGCGGCCCGTCTGCCCAGATCTGGATTGCCGACCCGAAGAACGAACGGCCACGCTGGAGCGCTGTGGAGCGCTCACGGGCGCTTCCGGCATTGCTGGAGGGATTGCCCAAGCAGGGTGCCGCTTTCCGCACCCAGCACGGCGAGGCGTACACGATCCGGCCCAACAACTCGGGCGGTCAGTTCGCGGTGGCGTTCAATCGCGCCAGAGAAGCCGCTGGGCTGGGGGAAGACGTCACCCCGCACGCTCTGCGCCATACCTGGGCCACATGGTTCTACGCGGCCCACAAGGACCTTGCAGCCCTGATGGCGAATGGCGGCTGGGTCAGTGTCACGATGGCGATGCGCTACACCAAGCTAGCACCTGCCGATCTCCCGGCCCAACTGGAAGCGCATGGCTGGCGCTTTGAAACGGGCTCGAACGCTGGGAGGCGGCTCCATGCGGTATGAAGCAGGAACGTCTTCCCCCGCAGTTTCCCCCACCTACCACGTTCGTTCCGGGACAATCGCGGCCCATCGCGGACAATTGCCGGAGGCCGTTTTCGCTCAGAACCCCAGCAGACTGGCGGAGAGGATGGGATTCGAACCCACGAAGGGGTTACCCCCTTACGCCCTTAGCAGGGGCGGCATACGGTTCAGAAACTACAATGAAAACAGGGCTATCGCGCTAGATTTGGCTGGTATCCCCCATTTATCCCCCGTTTCGGGATATTCACAGGTTCCGGCATGACCCAGAACACCAGCCACGCCGTCATGCAGCAGCGCCATGAAGCGCACGACAGCCTAGACGACTTCCCATCGCCCCCATGGAGCGGTCGAGCACTCTGCGAGCATGTGCTGAAGGGAAATGGCCTAGGGCCTCAGGACGTGGTCTGGGAGCCCGCCTGCAATCGCGGCTATCTGGTTCGCGGCCTAGCTGACTACGTGGGCCGGATCCACTGCACCGATATCCATGACTATGGACTGGCCGACGCTACGCAGGAAGATTTCCTCATGCCGCTACGGAATAGCGCTGAGGCTGACTGGGTCATCACGAACCCACCTTTCCGGCTCGCCTCCCAGTTCGCGGAGCGCTGCCGGATCCTGAAGCCGCACAAGGGCTATGCCCTGCTCGTCCGGTCTGCTTTCCTTGAAGGCGTCGATCGCTATGAGACGCTGTTCAAGCCTCACCCGCCGTCGATCATTGCCCAGTTTGTGGAGCGGGTGCCCATGGTGAAGGGCCGGCACGATCCAAACGCCAGCACCGCGACTTCGTACACTTGGCTCGTCTGGCTGACTGGCGCCCGTGGGACGAAGTTCGTGTGGATCCCGCCCTGTCGTCGCCAGCTTCAAAAAGCTTCAGACGCATGACGCCCCACCCCCCCAGGAATAGGAAACTGAGAGATGCCAACGTTGGAGGAAGTTCACACGCTATACCCGACCAATTTCCGTGATCCAGCCGCAACGCTGCGCGTCATCGCGGATGAAATCGAGGCCGGAAAGCACGGAGAGGTTACGCAAGTCGCTGTCGTGCTTCTAGGGGAAACATGCGAGGTGTTCGGCGCTGGGCCTGACGCCGATGGCGGCACGGTTGCGATCCTGTTGCAAGCCGGTGCGCAGCGCATGATTTCGGCTGTGGCAAACCATGGGAGGGACGAATGACCCCCACCCTAGACACCAAGGCTCTGGAGGCTGCTGCTATGGCGCTGCACGCACGATACGAAGAGATTTCCCATTGGGTAAGGACGCTAAAGAACGCGCCACGCTCGCTGGAAGACAGCGGCCTTCGTGACATTTACATGCTCGACGCCAGCGCCGCCGTCTCTGCATATCTGGCAGCACTCACAGCACAGGAGCCGCGCTCGTGAGCAACCTGCAAGCCCTACTGGAGAGAGTTGAAGCTGCGAGTGGGCCGGATCGGGATATTGATCTTGAACTTGCGCTCATAGGTTACCCACACACAACGCGCGAGCATTGGCTTACCGATGAGCTTGGTCGGTTAGCGTTCGGGTCCCAGCGCCGCTACACCGCCAGCTTAGACGCTGCTGTTGGGCTGGTGGAGAAGATGCTGCCGGGTCGGTCATGGGAAGTTCGGGAACAGAAGCATTCCAGCTTTCCGAGAGCAATCGGCGCTCAGGCGCTGATAATGTCGATGTCAGAGAATGAAACCATGCGCGGCGATTCCTCCGCACGCGCCAAAACCCCAGCCCTCGCCCTGATCGCCGCGCTTCTAAAAGCAATGATCTATCAATCCAACCCAGAGAGACCTGGAGTTGAATAGTCTGGGGGGCTACTCGTTCGCATTCAGTGCTTGGCGTGATACCTTAGTTCGCAATTGATTTGAGGACGTTTCAACATGCTCACGGAAGACAATCACGCGACGCGCACCGCCACCGAAGTCTGGAGCGATGCGCGCGGACGCTCGCAGAAGCGCTTTGTCGATCAGGTTTGCAATGACATGCTGGACGGTGTCCGCGCTTATCCGCGCGTTCCCGGAGAGCTTCCCAAGCATGATATCGTGATGACATCTGAAGGCCCGGACGCAATGCTGGAACGCTTCAAGCGCGAGCCCGACATGCTCGCAAGCTTCCTGCCTGAGGGCTTCGCAGTCATCGAGCTTAGGCATCTCGACAAGATGCTGGAAATGCTTTCCGGCGCGATCCCAACGCCGACGTCGCCTTTCGCCAAGTCTCTTGGCCCCGTCGATGGCAAGTCCATGGCGGAGTATATGCTGCGGGTGTCAGCCGATCGCCTCTATGGCATGTCAGAGCTTGCGCGGCGCCAGCACGACGAGAAGCAGGAGCGCTCCCGCTAACCCTTCACAATCAGAACAATCGCCTGAAGGACTATAACCAGACATCCTATCCCAGCTACTCCAGCCACCCACCCCGGAAGATCCTGACGTCTGCGCCCGGGAGTTCTGAAGGTCAGGCTCGCCGGGCGCTTGGTCGGGAACATCAGGCGCTCTTCACCTGAGGGCGGAGGGTCCAGAAATGCCACACCACAAGCCAGATCGCCGCGAGCGACAGGACGTCCATCAGCCATGCGATGGTGATCAGAGACCGCAGGCCCATCGGATCGATCCCGGCGAAGCGGACGGAGATCACCCACACGACGAGGATGGTATAGGCAAGCCGTCGAATGTAGCTCCACGACACGTCAGGCACGTTCACTTGTTTGGTAGCCATTCTAGTCTCCTCGGGTTAAGCCTTGCAGCCGGCAGCGAGAAACTGCGCGGCGTTATTGGTGACGTAGGACTTCGCAGCAGCGGGCCAGCTGTCGTATTCGGCGCGGGAGATTTGCTCAGGCGTCTGCCCGCGACAGAACTCAATCAGCAGGGCGACACGCTGATCTTCCAGCGGCTTCACCGCCTCTTTAATCTCGGAAGATGACGCCCGCGATGGGGTCTGGCACGAGGTCAGAACTGGGAAAATCAGGGCTAGTATCACGAGCGCGAATAGCCTGGTCGGCATGGGTTCTCTCTTCATTGATGATGGTTGTGGAACGCTCGTTTACAGCTACGCGTACTTCGGCTTGCTTGACCTTCACTCCGTCCAGCACGTCCTCCCGCACTTTGGCGTCGTGTCTGGCGATGATGAATTTACCGGTGAGAAAAAGCATGACGAACGCCCCGCCCCACATGAGCGCGGTTCGCACCCAAGGCGGAAGGCCCTGCCAAAAAAGGGCGAGGCTCATTGTGTGACCTTTCAAATGCTCCTAGATTCATGACGGCGAAGGGAGCGTTGGAGCGCTCAACCTCCGCCTGACCACAAGGCTCTTGGAGGAGCATCATGGCTACTCAACGGATATGCACAATTCCTGGGTGCGGCAAGAAATTCTACTCACGCAGCCTATGCAAGACCCACTACAATATTGACTACCACAGCAGGAATTACGTTTCTAAAAGAAAACCCCGCATCAGCCCCGGCCTAGTCTTTATCAAAGAGGCCCTGTCATCCGATACTGACGACTGCATTCTATGGCCATATGCGAAGGTCAGCGGAGGCTATGGCACAACCCGCATCAGCGGAAAGAGCGTTACCACTCACCGATATGTTTGCGAGCAAACGCATGGCCAATCAAACTTATACGCGTGCCACAGGTGCGACGTCCCCGCGTGTGTGAACCCTCGGCATATTCGATGGGGAACTCCGAAAGAGAACTCATCTGACATGCGCCTTCGCGGCAGAAGTCTAACCGGTGAAAAATCTCAAGCCTCTCGGTTGACCGAGTCCAATGTGAGAGAGATCAGGAGCGCGCTTTCCAAGCCACTAAAGCGCGGAGATATCATGAAGCTTGCTAGACGCTACGACGTAGACAAAGCGACCATATGTGACATCCGCGCCGGCCGAACTTGGAACCATATTACTTGAGCGGTCTGGTCGCCTTGCGCTCGCCTATGCGCTGAACAACTTCACCTAGCATCATCACCATGAAGCCGGAGAACATTTCTGTGACGATGGGATCTGAGACCGCGCCAAGCACAGCGTTCGACCCGGTCTTGAGCATCCATAGGCGACCGACGACGACGAGGAACAGGCCCCAAAATCTGCGGCTGAAGATCATCGACTTGGCCGACTCCGACCAATCTTCCGCCTTCCGTGTTGCGTCTACGGCGCTAGTCTGCTGACCGACCGGAATCGGCGGGTCGGGAAGCTTCGGCGGAGGCAAAGGACTCACCGGCCCCGGCGGGCTTTGGGGGGCAGTTGGTACCGGGGCCGGTGACGCGGGCTTACTGCTGCCCGTGTTGGGAACTGAATGGGCAGTCGGCTCCACCTCGGGTTGGGGGTGAGATGGAGCCGCCGCCTTGGTGTCAGGGATAGACTCTGACGCCGCAGGGGTATCCAGAAGAAGCTCGTCCTCTCCAGGTAGGGGGAGCTGGACGGGGATTCCGTCTGTGGGGGCTCGCTCGATGGCCTGATCGATCGCCTTGGGCCACGGCGCCTTCAGAACGTCGCTCACATCAGGGCGCATTATGGGAACGTCCTGACGCGCACGCTCCAGCGTTTCCTCGAGAGAGGTCGTCGCGTAAGGGTCGGGATTGCCGTTGGCGTCGAGTTCAAGCCGGACAATGTTTTCGGAGCACGCCGCTTCCCACGGCAGGTCGGAATAGACGCAAGCCTCCGCTAAACGGCGACGAAGCAGGCCACGCATCGGTACGCCGGCAGCGCGACAGTTCCTCGGAAATTGCTGCAGCGCTGACCCGTAAGAGCCAGGAGACATCTGGACGCCTTTGTCCGTGATGCCACCGTTCAGACAAGCGCGCATTGATCTCGGCACGCCGCCTTTGAGATTGAAGGCCATAGACGTCAGAGCGTCAAATTCGCCGGCTGTGACTGGTACGCTGACGGTTGCCCGCACCTTGGCTGCGGCTTCCTCAAGATCCTCCATCAGCCAAGCATCCGCCTGCGCCAACGTGCAGAAGTCACCTTCCTTGACGTCCTTGGTATGGCCGTAGCCAATCGTCCAAGGATCGCCGGGAAGCGTCTGCCAGTTTGAAGGCCGGTCCTCAGGCTTCATGCGTGAAGCACGAGCGCGCTGGCTGGCCGGATCTGGATACGCCTTTAGCGATAGCCCCTCGAACGCGGCGCAGAGGCGGAACGCCGCTTTGCCGGGAGAGCGTTCACTCGGCGGCTTGCGGACGGCGACGGGCCACGTCGTCATTTTCCTGCTCCTCGGTTTCGTCTTCGTCGGCGTCTAGTTCGTCGTTTACGGGGTCGTCAGGCGCGTCCTCATCAAGGTCTGCCTGCGTGCCGCGCTTCTCCGCGCGTAGGTCCTCAATGGCCTTCAGCTTGCCCCTGACGCGGTTCCTGCGGGCCGTGGTCTTGCCGCCTAGGGCTCCCGCTGCTTGGGCAGTCTTGCGCTTACTGAGGGCCATCTGGACGGCCAGAAGCGATTGAGCGCCGACAGAGCCGCAGGCTTCCAGCAGGATCACCCAGAAGATGGCGAAGATGTCCCTGAAGGTGACGCCGTCGAAGCCCGCGATGTAGCGAGCGGGAGCCTTGAACACGGCCGGCAAGGCAGGATCGCCAATGCTTGCCGCCGTCGCCGTCTGCTTGGCCGCGAGGCGTTCCGTTTCAGCCTTGGCGATAACAGCGTCTTGCGCCGCTAGTTTGGCCTCGGCGTCCGTCTGATATTTGGCGATGTTGGCTTCGTAAGTGCTGACATCATCGTTATTTGCGCGCCCGTCATCAAGCACGAGGTTCATCGATGTGCGGGCAGCGGCGACGAGCTGGTCACGGTCCGCGCGGATCGCTGCTTTCTCGGCTGTCGCACGGGCAATGATCGTGTCCGCGCTATCGGTCGTCGCCGTCTCGGTCTGTGTGATGGCCGCGTTGCTGCGGTAGTGATAATCATTGCCCTCTGTGACAAAGCCCAGCGCTGCGATGCCGCAAGCAATGAGGCCCATCACCCAGATAAAGCGCAGCGTCCATCCGCTCTCTTTGTTGAGCTTGTTCGTCTTCAGCCAGACGATTGCGAGGCCGCCGAAGATGACGAAGGTGCGGAACACAAGGCCCGCCGCCATGAAGGACATTTCCATGCCAGGCGGGGCGAGGCTGGAGTAGAATTTAGAGTCCCAGACGTACAGCGTGACGCAGGCCAGCGTGACTGCAAACCACAGGGCGCTAAACGTGACGAAGCTGACGGTGAAGGCGGGCGCGTGATCCTTGCACCAGCGCCCCGCGCCGATCCATTCGGACTTTGTGGGCCACCTCATGGCGCCACACCTTTGAACTCAGCCCATTTGTCTATCCCGAGCTGCAGGATGGCGAACAGGCCGATTGCCATGAACACGTAGGCAAGGGCCGGGATGCGCGCCCAGACGTTGCCCTTGTTGCTTTCCTGAAGCGTGTTCACTTCGCGCTTCTGGTGATTGAGATCGTTGGCGAGTGCGTCGAGCTTGTGCGCGATGCTGGTCAGCGTCGATTGGATTTCAGTGTTCTGGCTAGCCAGCGCGCCGAACTTGGTCCGCATCTCGGACTCTATCGCCACGACTTTTGCAACTACCTGCTCCACATCGTCTCCGTTCGCTTTGCGCTTCCGCAGCTGGTCCAGATCCTCCGAAAACTCGCGCAGCTCTCGTTTGAGCGCTTTGAGACGCTCGTTGTAATCATCGTCCATTTTCCCAGCCCTTTTAGGTTTCGCCTTACGGCTTCAGGTCTTCCGTCAGGTTCAGCCAGTTGCCGGCCGCGAAGTTCGCAATGAGCATCGGCAAAAGCCGGATCTTCTCTTCAGGGCTCAGAGGCTCGCCGCCGCCTTCGAAGTTCTCGCCCTCGGCAATGCCGAAGCGGAACAGGATCGAGAACGCGCGCTTGCGGAAATCCTCGGCGCTCTCGTCAGCCTCGGCGTATTTCGCTAACTGGTCTGGGATCAGCGTGAAGTCGGGAACGTAGGGTGCAGCCGGCGGGTCCGGTTCATCGAACTCAAACCTCGCCTCCAGCGCTTTGACGCGCGCAAATAGTTCGTCGATATCATTGCGCGCTTGCGTGAATTCGCCCACTCTGCGCGGCGTTTCTTCCGTATCCATGGGGACCTCAATGGAAAAGAACTTCTGGTCAGGCGGCGATGGCAAATCGAACCCGCTCGTATTGTGGCCGGCGCTTATCTTCATTGCCTTGATGATTGGCGGGCTGGTTATCAGCCCCCAATAAGGGCGCCCGTGAAGGTCGAGAGCGCTCCACCCTTGATGTCCACAACCTTCGTTGCGCCCGAGACGAAAATCTGAACGTAGGCGGTGTCGCCCTCTTCCATGTCCACAAGCGCACTTATTGCGCACCCAACGCGCGTGTTGGCGTCCGCTGGGATATCTCCGTAATCCTGCTGATAGTTCCGGTTGCTGGTGGTGATCGACAGGAAGACGCGGTCATTGCCCGCCGCCATCCCCGAAAGCGTGAGGTTGGTTGTCAGGAGATATTGACCCGTCTCCGGCGCTGTCCAAATGCCGGTCGTGGTATTGAACCCTCCCGATGGGTCGCTGACTTCCGTGTCCCAGATCACATCATAGGTCGTGCCGTCGCCGGTAACGTTGTTGATGTCGCCGGCTGATCTGGCCGAGAATGAAGCCCAGATCGGAACGCCCGTCTGGATGCCATTGAACCGCTTGTTGGTCTGGCCGAATGACTGGCAATTGACTGCGCGGTTGAGCGCGGTTGTATCGGCATCGCCAATCGCAACGTTGTTGAAAAACCCGTCGTACATGTCCTGAAACAGCGTCATTGTGTGCGTACCGCTGCCGCCCGCTAGCGTCGAGACGACATAGGCCGAATAACTTAGCCCTGCTTCCTGCGCCTCATAGGCGTCCAGCGCGTTGATGTAGGACGTCGCAATTGCCACCGTGCTGGTCGCCCGGATTGGAACGGGCCAATAATCCGTCGCCAGCGCCAGGCCGGTTGGCAGGGACCCCGACGTTGTAAAGCGGACGCGCACTCCCAAGGCGGCCTTGATCGGAGCTGCGCTGCTGACAGTCAGAAGCGTGGTCGAAGCGACGGTAACAGCCGCAGCGCCGACGTCCGAAACGGCAAGGCACTCCTTGAATTGGATGTTCTTCGGCCACGCCGTGTAGGGAGATGCCGCGCCACTTCCGCGCTCTGCAGAGAACCCTTTGATATTGGCGGCCGTCTGCTGCTTGGACCCACCGATGTTACGAGCCGTGCAGCCAACGAAATCGCAATCCTGCGTCAGGTTGAGCGCGCCAGCCGTCGTTCCAGAGGCAAAGAACCCGTAGAGGCCGGCCGCCTCTACTTCGACGCCAATAGCCTTGCAGCCCACTGCGCTGACCGCGAACTTAACCCCGGTGCTGTAGCAATGCCTGATGCTGCCGCCGTTGACCAGAATGTTGGAGTTGTGGCTATCGCCAGTGATATCAATCGCCTGATCCAGCCGGTATAACTGAGGATTGTTGATAACCCCTCCGCGACAACCACTGGCCGCAATTCCTCGGTTGTATCGATCACGGGAGGCGCTTGTTTGATCAGTCCGGCCGAACTTGCGGATTCGGGGCTGGTCGATCAGGAAGTCATCAGAATAAACCGCCCAGATACCCTGGATAACGTCATCGGCTTGGGCGACGTGATAGTAATAGAGATCGTGGATATAGGGCCGAACGATTGAGGCTTGCGGGGATAGCCAGACGACAATCCCGTTGCCCTCATCGTTGCCATAGACTTCGCAATCGATGACTTTGGCGCGCGGGCACTGGTCAAGCCAGATACCGGCCTGCGTGGTGATAGCTCCGCTGCGCCCGCCGCCGAACCTGTCAATCTTCAGGTCGCGGATCTGGATATTCGACGCGCCGGTTGCGTAAACCGTCTTTGTCGTGGCGCCGGGGTTCAACTGAATGATCGTCGCGCCGTTGCCATTGACGCGCAGATCGTCATAGCTCCAGTCAAGATTTCCGCTGACAGCGTAGGTCCGGCCACGAAGGTCAAGCGGGAGGTCGGCCGCTATCGCAGCCGCAGCAGCCGCAGCCAGTTCGTCCTTGTCGTCGGTCCCGTAAGCGTAGGTTGCGCTTGAAGCAACGGTCGTAATTGCAGCAGCGGTCAGCTCAATGGAAGTCGCTGAGTTGATCGATGCAATCGTGGTGACGTGAACCGCGCTTGCTGTGCCCGCCCCATGAATGCAGATGACCTTGCCAATATCGGCGCTGGTGAAGCTCGCAGAGGCGCTAGTGAAGGTGTTATCGGTTGCAGTCGCAACCCCGTCCGTGCCCTTGATAGCATCGCCAACGGCCCCGTAATCATCGGGGTCAACCACGCCTTCATCTGCAGCACTCGAATTATCGTTTGCGTAATCGCGCGTGTATTTTGTCGCGCCGTCGGCGTCCTTATAGACGAGCTTGATAAGCGTTCCGCTCGGAATCCAGCGTTCGGGTATGACGCCTGCTGCATCCGCCGTCATGACGTATCCCGCTGTCGTGGTCAGCGCACGGTCGGAGTAAATCGTCAGCGGCGTAGTTGTGCCGGCGCTGTAAACCTCAACGGTTGCGCTCGGCTCAATAGCGCCGCTGTCGTCCATCAGGCGATGGACGAGCCCCAGAATGTTGTTTGCCATGTGATCCCGCTATGCAGTCCAGGTGACAGAAATGGTCCCAGAGAGACCGGGCGCCGTGATTTCGTTAGTCCCGCTTGTGCGCTGTATCTCAAGGCGGATATCGGATTGAGCGCTGTTGTTTGCCGCGAGAAGCGTAGTTGGAAGCGAGTCCATACCCACGACCCAGGTTGCTGCCGTGTAGAGCGTTTCGCCGCTGATCGAGCCGTATTCCTGCGGCGCGGTGTAGGTCACACCCAGAACTCCAGTCGCGAGGACATACTCCGTGCCGCCGCCTGTGAGTTCTTCGACCACGCGCCACGCGCCCGTGAAGGTCGTATCAACCGCCCCCTCATCGTCGAGGTGGCCGCTGATAGCGGTGTCTGGGGTAATCGTGACTGTGTAATCCCCGCCGGCCCCTGAAGGGGTGACAACCACCGTGCCAATGGTTGTCCACGTCGCGCCAGCGCTCACACCGCCAGAATAGGAGGTTGAGTTGGATACACCCGTCCCGCTGTTTGAACCTTGCGCAGCCGCGTCCCCGGCAATGCGCGCCGCCGTCTCTGCGGCTAGTCGGGCTGTCTGTTCTGTCGCGCCGTTGATGACGCCCTCGAGAGCGTTGAAAGCCTCACCGCCATTGCGGTCAACCATACTGTTCCAGGCGTTGCGAAACCATTCAACCGGCGTTCCGTCGTCGTTGATGATCTTATTACCAGCATGAAGAAAAGGAACGTTCGTCACGAGCGCTGTCCTTCATTTATCCACGCGCCATAGATCGTCACGCCGGCAGGGTCAGTCATGCGGATTGAGATGTTCGTCGCCTCGCCCGGCGGGACCATGCCAAGGCCCCACAGGACCGGCTTCTGATAGCGTCCGTCCGCTCCTAGCTGCAGCGTGATTTCTGATCGGCTGTCATCGCGGATCGTTCGCCCGTCAGTTGAGATTTCAACCATGATCGATGGGTTTGAGCCCTGCCCGCTGAGTGGACGCCCGAACGCCTGAAGATCAACGCAGAGCGAGCCGATGATCTCGTCGTCACGAAAGGATGGCCGCAGGGTCGCAATGCGCTCCACCGTGTTTCCGGCATCCGTGAAAACGGTGTTGTCCAGCGTGTAGAGGACGGAGCCGCCTTCATCGACCTGAACGTCGTATCCGTAAGCTGTGGCGTGGAATCGCGGGAGGTAGATATCCTCCTCCCAGCTTTGTTCACGATGCCAAAAGCCGGTTGTGGTGTTGAGGACAAACGCCGCTGAGCCTGGAAGGCGGACTTTGAAGAACTCATTTGAGCCGTATTGATAGGCCATGCACGTCACAAGCGCGCGGTTTGCTGCGGACAGGGCCAGCAGTTCGTCTTCCATCTCGCCATTGCGAGGAAGCGGGTTGAGAGCAAAACCGCTCATGATGTATGGCGACAGGTTGCCCCCGATCAGGAACAGCTTGTCGCCCCGGATGGCGTAGGAATTGGCGCTTAGAATACCGTCCGACTCGTCGATCGACTGGCCGGTGATGTTGGCGAAGGGAAGCGTTGAGGACGTGGTTGCGCGGATAATCTCGATGCTGGCCGCGCCAAGCGCAAGGATCTGACCCGACAGGCGGATCATGCGGTAAATAACATCAGGCCGCTGCTCTGCAGTCGCAAAGCCCAGCGCCTCCCATGTGGTCCCGTCTAGCACGGCTGACCAGTAGAAGGTATCCGCCCCGTCTTCCGAAGCCACGAGCCGTTGAGACAGGACAAGCAGGCTAGTGGCGTTGGGCGCGTCGACATCCGCCACTTGCGTCAGGGCTGACCCGTTCCAGCGCCATGGCTTGTCCGCGCGGGCTACATAGAGATTGTCACGCAGACCGGCAAAGACCGCATTTCCTGAGCCGCCAATTGCGCCAATAGACGTCGCCGTCCATGATGACGAAATACTGTAAAGCGTGCCCCCTGCGACGACGAACAGCGCACCGCTTCGCACGCCCGCTTCGCAATAAATGCCCTGTATCTCTGCCCCAAGGTCAACGCGCTGGACGCGGCCCGGCGTAGGCACGAGCGCGGCCCGCACAGGCTTGCCGGTCTCCGCTGGGATCGGGACGGCGAACATGTTGAGCAGGCGCAGTGGCGCCATGCCGTACCGCTGCCGGCGGTCGGCTATCGGGACAACGGGGATGTAGGGAATAGCTGGCTCCGAACGAATGTGTTAACGTTTGCGCCTCGGTTAGGAGGCGCAGTTGAAGCTCTGGATTGCTGGTCTGTTGTGCTTGGTCTTCGGTGTTTACGGGTTCTTCCCGGCGTCGTTTCAGACGTGGATCATGCCGATCTGGATGAGCTTTTTCCTGATCATCTCAGGCGGCGCCATGATGCTGTTCTCAGGGGACGTTGCTACTACGCCGGATAGCATCGAGGATTAGCGCCTGATCGGCTTGCGCCTTTTTGACGTTAGGCCGCGTGTATTCGTAGGGCATCTTGAACGCGCCTGCCGTCCGGGCAAGCGCCGCAACCTGACCGAAGCGCTGGAACGCGATAGCCGCAGCCTCGGAGTTCTTTGCTGTTTCCAGTCGCGCCATAGCGATTTCAAGGTTGGCCGCGTTACCTTCTTCTTGAGCCTTATCAACCGCCGCCTGCGCTTCAACGGCTTCCTGATGAAAGCCCTTCGCAAGGTTTCCGGCGAATTCGGATTCGGCCATCGACGCTCCGATGACAGCCATATCCATCATCTTGAAGTGCTTGGTTCCAGGCTTGAACAGATCAAACGCATCTTTCGCATTCGCCTTAGCCATCCAGTCGCCATTGTCATCCGTCGTAAATGGAACGCCCTTCTTGGGCTCCGTGCCGAGGCGCTGCTTCAGGTTCTCGGATTTTCCAGCGCCACCCTGATAAAAGAACTCGTTGAGGTTTGACGCGCGCTTGCCCATCGCCTTACGGCCAATCATTGTATCAGATGTCGTCGGGGTCGCGTCTGAGACAAGCCGGTTGAGCGATGCGGCTTTTGTGGCTGACTCCGCTGCGGTCTTCTTAACCGCACCCTTACGCATCAACGCGCCAGCGAGAACTCCAGCCCCGATGCCAAGCCATGGCCCAAGCTCGCGCGCCAGTTCTACGGTCGCGTCAGGCTTTGTGCGATCAAACGCACCCTTCATCTCGATTTCAGCGCGCCGTTTTTCGGCCTTTCCTGAAATATCCTTTTCTCGCGCCTGCCCTTCGCTGATTGCGGTTTCAAGGTCTTTGCGTGCTGTTTGAATAGCCGCGCGCGTTTCAGGCCCAAGCTTGCCGTCTGGCTTTCCGTCCGCGCTGATCTTCAAGCCGCGCGTCTCGGCAAGGTAGGCCTGCTTTTCTTCAACCGTACCGTTGAGGATGATATCCAGCTCGGCTTCCAGCTTCTTGATACGCTGGCGCTCACCGTCGAGCGGTGCAAGGAACTCGTTGCTTGCCTCTGCCTCTTGCGCGTCAGCCACGCCGCCAAGCGCGCCAATGCCGCCGACGGCCCCGCCAGCGACCATGCGCTTGGTGGCAGACCGTGGCTTGATGTTCTTGAGGGCGTTCACACCACGCTTCGCGATGTTCCCGCCAACTACGCCGCTGACAAGACCGCCCATGGCGTTGAGGCCGCGATCCTTGTCATCAATGACGCCGTCTTGGTTCGCGTCTGTGGGGTTGCCGAAATAGCCAGCCACTCCCCCGCCAATGCCGCCTACAGCTTCCGGTGAAGCCCCCATCCCAGCCAGAAGCTTGCTGCTTCCTGATTGAGATGGGTCGAACTTCGCAAACTTGCCGCGAATGTTTTCAGGGTCGAACACCGCGTAAATATCGCTCGGCCCCGCGCCACCTTTGCCGGCTTCATCGCGGACGTTCTTGAAGATTACGCCGTCATGGCCATTCGCTTGAGCATAGTCGATGGCCTCGCGGAACAGAGTGTTGTCGTACTCTTTGATATCGTCCACAACGTAGGGATTGCGAAGGCGAGAATAGACTGGAAGCACTGCTGCGCCTTCGGTCATGTCGATCGACTTCTCGACCGAAGTCAGATTGTCTTGCGCCGCAAGTTGTTTGTCCCGGTCGACCTGTCCCATCCAATTCTTCTTGCCGAGCGTATCTTTCCACTCTTGGCGGGCCTTCTGATAGGCTGGGTCAGCGTTGCGCTTGTCGATACTGCCAGCATATGCCGCCTCATCAGCGTACCCGCTTGCAACCTTGGGACTGGTCGAGAAGAAGAACGCCTGACGCGCGTCGCCGTCTTTGAAGACCTTGCCGCGCATCGCCTTGTCAAAAGCTTCGAAATCGCTCGCCGTCCCATGATACAGCGGCGTATCGACATCAAACCCCTGCTCTCTCGCTCTTCCCATCCTTGAGGCTTCATCCATGGGGAGGGATTTAGAGGAGCCCAGCTTGACCTGATCAGACACCAGAGAAACAGCCTCGCCTCGTCTGATCTTGTCCTCTATCATGCGCCGGAATGTGGGATCGGCGATCTGTCCAGCAGAGAGCGCATCCAGTGCAGCGTTAGGATCGGACCTATCGACGAACTTGCCGTTCGAACCGATGAAGCCTTCCTCGATCCTCTCCTTGCCAATCGGGACGCCAGCAGCCTCTGCATCCAGCAACGCTTGATCATGCGTCTCAGCCGAGAAGACTTTGCCCTTATAGCGGATAGCCGCTGCGCGGAGACCCTTCGAAGAGCCTCCCCCAAATCCCATTCTCTCTGGAGGACGGGGGGCAGCTGACGCAGGCCCACCGAGGCCAGTCGTCGGCCCTGCCGGACCAGTCGGAGCGGGCGTAGGCGTAGGCGTACCGCCCCGGGGCTTCTTCCCGGCGAAGATGCGGGCCAGATTCTCGGGCGTGTCACCAGCCAGAAGCATCTGGCCCATGAGGTCGCGCTGGGCTTGCGTGTAGGAGCCGGATTGAGACATCCGGGCAAGCAGCGCCTCCAGAGGATTGCGGACTGCTCGGATGGCTTCAGCGGCAGCGGGGAGAGCCCCCTCGCCTGCGCCCATCATCGCCTGAGATGTCGGAGACCCAATGTTTGGGTTCTGCCTCTGTGAGTTCTTTACAATCGTCTGATCAGCCCGCAGGCGCGCGACCAGTTGGTCGGCAGTGTTTTGATCAAACACTGCGCCGAGAATCTGACGCATCCGTTCACTCGACAAGCCGTCAACGCCTCGGCCCTTTTCGATGTCCAGAGCCAGCTTTTCGACAACACCCATCTGTAGGGCCGTCAGCGGCTTGCCGGTGAGTTTTGACGCAATAACGCGGACCTTCTCAACCAGCAGCCCACCGCCAGCGACTTTCGCGCCTTCCTTGCGAGCGGCGCGCATACGCGGCGCGTCGGCTCCGTCGCGAACCGCCTTGTAGTCTGGCATGAGCCCATCAAGCTCATTCTTGACCGCAGCCCGGGCCTGTTCAAGCTCATAGGCCGCCTGACCGCCTGACCGCTTCTGGGTTTCGATGGTGCGATCCAGAGCGCGCTTGACCAGATCCCATGTGCGCGCGTTGCTCAGCGCCTGCCCTGCGGTCGTCTGGAGGCTTTCAGACGCCTGGATTGCGCGGCGCACATAGGGGCCGACGACCGGATCGTCAGCAAGCTGCATCAGGCGTTCAGAGTTGACCCCAGCGTTTTCTGAAAACAGCTTTTCGTAAGCCGGGCTGATTTCCTCGGAAGCTTTCTTGATGGCGTCGTCAATATCCGTCGAAACGGTCGCCGGGTTAATTCCAGTAGTTTCCTCGACGGCTGAAAACAAACGACCGGCGCGGTTTTTGACGATGTCCATGCTTCGTTCAACGGCTGCGTCTGGCGTTGATCCGGGCAGGCGGGAAAGGCCAACAGTGGTATTCAGGCCCTCCTGCGTCATGTCGGAAATAGACACGTTGTCATTATTTCCGAAGCGGGCTCTCTTGTTAGAGGAGACAGCTTCAGGCGACGGCATACCAGCCGCGACAAGCGGCTTGCGCACAACTCTGGCTGCAACGCGCTCGTCAAACGCAGAGCGGGCAGCAGGCCCCATCGTGGCCCTTCTGCCAGCCCTCCAGCCGCGCCCTGCCAAACGCGGGGCCAGCATACCAGCAACCGCGCCCGTCACAGGGTTGACGATATCGGGACCGCCGCCACCATCACCAGAGGCCGCAAACGAATCGCCAACGCCGCCCGCCATAGCGCCCACACCGCCGCCGACAATGCGATCAAGGTTCCTGCGCACGACACCGCGTCCCATGGGCTCAGGCGGGGCTGAAAACGGCTGTGGGGCCTCCTGCGGGGCTTCTTGTACGGCGGCTGGCTCAACGACGGGAGCAACCGCCGGTTGAGGCGCTGCTTCCGCTGCTTTGACAGCATCAAACCCTTCCGCCGCCCTTGAGACTTGAGCGCGCAGAGCGCTGCCGGGCTTGGTTATTGTGTTGCGGGCGGCATTTACGGCAGCAGACCCGAACGGGGTGACGCCCAGCGTACCCATGAGCAAGTCGGGCGTCGCTTGGCTATACTTGCTCTGCGCTTCAGCCATGTCGCCAGAAACCGCAGCGCCAGCCGCGTCTCTCAGGCTCGTCAGTCCCCGCCCCGCCAAGTGCGTTGGCTCCATGGCGTCAACTAATTCAGCAGTTCCGGCATACGGGTCTTCAGCAATCCTTGCGGCAGCGTCAGGAATGAACCGGACCACGTCGTTGTTCGGGTTCTGCCCGGCGAACGGGGTCACAACATCGCTTATGAACTGAGAGCCCTTGCGTTCGGGATCGATGGCATCCATCACGGCTGTGGAGCCTTGGGACAAGGCTTTATCGCCTGCATTGAAAGTGCCAAGGATCGTGTCGCTGACGGCGTTCATTGCCGGGCCGCGTTTGGCGCGGAAGTCCTTGTTCTCCTTCTCCGCTTTGCGAAGATCGGCTGTGGCCTGCATACGTTGGGCGGCTGCTTCCGGTGACAGGAACGGGCTGACGGGAGCCGCATTCGCCGCAGCTGTCCGATCAACCTTGCGCCATTCCTCGCCCTTCTTAGGCGCGAGAGGATCGATCGGCTCGCTAGGCTGCACGTAGCTCGCCGTATACCCTGGCTTTAGCATGCCAGAGATGGCAGGCCCGTTGTCGCGCTCCGCATTGAAC